AATGTCATATCTATATATTTAAATTATAATTATAATAGTCATAAAACGCATTTTAAGACTTACTGTAAATTTTTATAGTATCTTAGATACACTCCTTAACAGAAACTAATAGCCTTTCTTAAAAAGCTTTATAATAATTTTCCGAGCGAAGCGAAGGAACTCTGAGCGAAGCGAGGAAATATTATTAACATACATAAACAACAAAAGCTCGTCCACTATACAGTGAGCGAGCCTCGTAGAGGTGAGCGAACGTTGTGAGCGTTGCCGAGTATTATTTCATTGGAGCTGGTACATTAGGCATAGGTGGCATTGGTGGTTTTGGGAATCCTCCCATAAACATCTTCTTAGCATCTTCTATCATCTTCCTAATATCAGCTACATCATTCTTTAAATCATTTATTTCTTTACTATTATCAACAGTATTAGTTACTGTAGGAACTTCTACTTGTGCTTCTAGTTGATCTAGAATATCTTTACACTTCTCCATTTCTTCATCGTACTTACTTGCTGCTTCTTTTTTAGCTTTGAATTCGTTGTAGTTCTATCTAACCATATTAGCTATTTCTTCTTTGTTGGTAGCAACAGTAAGTCCTATAGAAGTATCGTTGATTATTGAACGTTCAGCTGGTACTGATAGTTTCTTAGATTCTCCATTACAACTAATAAATACATCGACTAATTTACGTCTGTTCTATCCTGGTATTGGAAACTAACCTTGCGGCAAAGCTTCATCATAAGGATTTGAAACCTAGGTAATAGAACCAAGACTATAAACAGTAGTCTTTTTAAAAGTTCCTAGAACTTCCAATACGTGCACGTGATCTCCTATTTTTAATTGACTAAATAACATAATTGAATTGGTTTTAGTAGGGCTACCTTTTACAGTAGCCCTAAGTTTTTTATTAAGCAGCTGGTGCTACAATATGATTTATAGTCTGAAATACTCCAGTACGTTTATCATAGTATATTAGATATTTATTACCAGTTGAAATTTCTTCTGTCGGCATCTAATCACCAGAACCATTTAGTAATGCTTTACCACTATTAGTATTTACACTAGTTGGATTAGATGATACCTAACTAGAACTAACAGAAGTAGCTACAGATACTAGTGATCCTTCTGTTGCACCAGTAGCAGTATGATTAATATTTAACAATATTAAACCTCTGCATGGCAATTGTCTCCATTGAAATGGACATATTCCATAAGTAACAGTATTGTTAGTAGTATCTACATTAGAGAATATAGTATCTAATGTAGGTATACCACCTTGGTCAATACGTCTTACACGATAAGGATTAAAGAAAGGATTAAACATAATTACCTCCTTTCTTATTAGCAACCACAACCGCAACCGTCGTTATATCCGTATCCGTAACCAGTGAATCCACCGTTACATCCGAATGGGTTACAAGTTAAGTAAGCAGGTACTGGACAAGGACGCAACTGATTTACGATATTAGCAGTTTGAGCAGATTGAGATAGACCTAATTCAAGAGCTGACTTCTCAGCACGCAATGTGTCAATCTTATTCTGCATTTCACGCATCTCAAGTTGACAGAACTTATCGTTAATCATTTGAGTTTGTGCATCTATCTTAGCACCAATTACATTAAATTTATTAGTATTATCTGTTAACAAGTTATTGAAACCACCAGTGATTGCATTCTGCAAAGTATTAGTTTGCTGACAGATAGACAGTTTATTATCAGCACTCATTTGAGTCAAGTTCAAATTAACAGAGTCAATTGAACGTTGAGTCTGGCAGCAGCAGTTAGCCAATTGAGAAGCTAAGTTAGCATTACCAGAAGTAATAGCATTAATTACTTCACAGCTAGCCAATTTAGTATCACAAGCAATCTGACTTACGCTAGTATTAATAGTATTCAAAGCTGTCTGTACAGCATTAATATCACAATTTAAAGTATTAGACAAAGAACTGATAGCATCTTTGTTACCTTGAATAGCCTGCATTAACAGACTTGTATTAGTATCAGTATTTAACTGAGAAGCAAGACGACTAGCATCATCACTACCTCTACCAAAACCGTTACCTCCAAAACCGCCCCAGCAGAAGAAGATTAGGATGATCCAAATCCACCACCAACCGCCGTTTCCACCGAAACCGCCGTTGTTCATCATAGCCATAAGAGCAGCAGGGTCCATATTACCTTTGTTTGCATTCTGCAAAAGTGCAGCTACACCTGGATCTATACCAGCGTTTTGTACTAAAATTTTTTCAGGTTCGTACATAGTTCTCATAAATTTTGATTAAATTAATATCTTGATATTCTTCTTTCATACATAGGTTCATATCTATGCATTCTTTCCTCTTCACGTTCACGATCTAAATATTCATCGTCTTCGTCATAGTCATAACCGTAGCGAGTCATTCTTCCTCCTCTACCTCTTCCACGTCCTCTACCACCACGAGCATAACGATACTCACGCTCTTCATCTTCATCGTCTTCAAGCATTAACATCGTCTTAGCTTCTTTGCGCAATTTATCACACATGATATAGCAATAGTAATACCACATCTTTCCTTCTTCTATGTCTTTATCATTCAACCAAGCTTTTGCTAGTTCTACAAAGTACTTAATGTGATCACTGCTTGTCATAGTAACAACTGCACGATAATAGTCTGAACGTATCATATTGAGAGCAACGTACCAATCATACTTGTTGTATTTCTCACCTTTCAGATTGATTCCGTACTGGTTAGCGATTGAAGTAGTTTCTTCTAAACTCCAATGTTCTCCACGAGAGCCATCTTCGTTTTCCATCTTTGAGACTGCTTTTAGTGCACATTCTTCATTAAAGTGTGGACCATACATAGCCTCATGACGCTCTATTTTCAGTCTTTCTCTCATTGCATTAATTGATTTAATTATTCGACTTATAAAGTTCATTTTGATAAATCTATTATTCTAGTATTTTCTACATTGATTAACTTGTTACTGTTATCAATTTGGTACTTATAAATAGTTCGTTTTTTAAAATCAAAGTGAAGGAGTCGCTAGAACCAATTCTTATAATTACGCCTATATTCTTTTTTAGTATGAATAAATAGTGATTGTGTATTGCGAATGTCGATACTATGTGTTAGGAGCGTATCTCTTTTATTTATTATGATTGATGTCAAATTGTTTGGTTTGATTTCCACTTTAAAGTCAGTTGATCTAACTACTACTGTAGTATCATGTACTACTTTCTACTCCTATATCTGTACCTATTTCAACTCCTTCTCTTTGATTTTCAATTTCTTTACTGTAGCTTGTACTTCTTGTATCAAGCTATCTTTGGTTTCTTTAAATTCATCTAGAGTAAGCTATAGAACTCTATTATCATTCTTCTACTATGTTGCTAGCTATTCATAGTAAAGATAGTTATTAGTTACTCTATCTAGTTCTCTATTCTTCTTATCTAGCTAGTTATTCTAATAAAAACAAATGGCAGCGAGAATCATAATGATAATCACTGCCATCGCTTTGTAATTTCTTTTAAACCAACCGATAATGTTACTTGTTAATCTTTTTGCTAGACTTATCAGTATTGGTATCATTTGTAATAGTATTTTGTTCTTCTAAGATGTCTGTTATATCTACATCTAAATATTTTTCTGCTTTCGACTTTATAATCTTTGTGAAGAGTCTTGTAACTAATGAATTAGGTTTTAATGCTTTCCTAGATTCTAATAATGATATTATTTCTGCAAAACATACTGCTCCTGCTGCAACTTTAGCTAACACCAGATCAGCATATGTCATAAATATAAACTTATCTAATAAAGTAAATCCAGCTATCATTACAGCTGCAAATCCTAGTTTCTCAATAGTAGACCAGAACTTACCAGATTCAAAGTAACTATTATTGGTTACTTGTCTACATACTTTATATCCATAGATTAAGTCTAATATTATGAATAGAAATGACACACCTATTAATGGTGCAGCTGGTACTAGTATAGTCGCTATACCTGTTAGCCAACCTACTATAGATTGATATCCATTAGCAAATATACGTCTTGCAAGATTCATTATATATAAACTTCTACTCAACACAACTTAAAATAATTTTATCTGAAATAAAAATGCTAGTCAATATTCATTACTGCTAGCATATGTTAAAGTCTCTGCGATTATATAACTATAACGTACTCATTATTCGTATGTTCTATTTCCCTTACGTATATCCAAGTAATCTAATAGCTCTTTATGTTTAATAGTTTTATTAAGTAAAGAATAACAGTTAGCATGTTTAAACCATCCTATATAGCTAGCCATTTTTCTTCTATAATATTTGTAGTTAGTACTTCTTTTATTTAGTTTAGCATTCTTCTTACAGTATCTTTTCTTTAATGCTTTTCTAACTAAAGTAAAGTTATGATATATTTTATATCCAACAAAATCTATACTTCTACTTTCTACTGGGAATACCTGATAATTATTCTTTAACTATAGTTTTAAGTTATCTTTTAAATACTACTTTATATCTCTAAGTAATGTCTACAAAGACTCTTTATCTTTATAAAGTATTACTATATCATCTGCATATCTATAATAGTACTTTATGTTTTTATCTTCTTTAACCCAATGATCAAAGTAAGATAGATACAGATTAGCAAAGAACTAAGATAAGTAATTACCAATAGGTACTCCATCTGATGAATCTATTATTTCATCTAGTAACTATAACAGTTCTCTATCTGCAATCTTTATTCTAATTATTTGTTTTAATGTATCATGATCTACTGAAGGATAAAACTTTCTAATATCTATTTTAAGACAGTATTTAGTATTCTTTCTATCTTTTAGATCATGCTATATCTACTTAAGAACTTTGTGAATTCCTCTTTTCTTGATACAACTATAAGTCTAAGGTATCATCTAATTAATCCACAAAGGTTCCATTATATTCATAATGGCGTGATGTACTATACGATCTGGAAAGTAAGGTAGTTTAAATATTATTCTTTCTTTAGGTTCATATAACTTAAAAGTAAAATATTCAGAAGTTTTATAAGTATGATTGATTAACATATCTTGTATCTACTTACAAAATCCTTCTATATCTTCATCTACTTTTTTTACATCATCTCTGTGAGTTTTATTCTTTCTAGCATTGTGGTGAGCTAGTTTTATATTTTCTAAATCTGTTATCTTCTAATATAAATTCTTAAATTTCTTCATAGTCTGAAATTACAAAGAGCTTTCGATATTTCACTACTAACCCTTAATAAATTATTTATATTTTTTACCAAGTGGTAAGGTCCTTCTCAGTAGTTGGCTATTATATGATAGACTGAAAATATTATGATACGCAATTTCATTGAACTGATATTAGCATTGGAATTACTAACCTCATTATTGGAATTAAGATTGAATAGACCTGCTTTGCTGCTATTGTCAGAGTTACTACTTTTTTACTTAAAACTAATAATGCATACTCGTTCTAATTCTAGAGAAGCAACCTGTGGGTATTACTTAACTACACCGTATTGCATAATTAAGTCATTACTCCGCCCACGGGAGATATGTTAATCGAGAACCGATAGTAGCATTGGAAAAACCAACCTCAACATTGGAATTAAGACCGAATAGACCCGCCTAGCCGCCATTGTCAGAGCAACCACCGATTAACAAACAATGTAATGAACCATCCGTATTATCCCAATTATAGTCACACCAGTATGTTGTTTCTGAACCATTGTTGCAAGATGAAGCGAAAAAGTCACACGTAGACGTAGTTGCTATTTTTGTTTTGTATCCAGTAACTACAGCATTTGCTGCTATATTTTTATAGTACGGATTATCATTCAAGATAGAATCACCGAAATGATCTGGAGAATCGCACTTATACCAAAATCTAGCGCCGTAACCAGAAATATATACACTAATAACATCGTCAGTGTGTTTCCACACATGCCCAAATGGATTCTCTATTCCTCTATATCTATTACACTTTCTTGTAGTAGTTGTAGTATTAGAGCCAGATGAATCTGTCTATTGTATAGTTACTGTAACTTCACCAGAACCACTACCTAAACTATCAGAACTTCCAGTTGGAATAAACGACCAAGTTTGAGCTCCGTTGATAGTTGCTGTTCCTGTAGTACAACCTGAACCTAATCCACCTTGTCTAAATCCTTCAGGAGTTAGTTCAGTATTAACAGCCTTTTGTGAATTTCTAGTAGCATATTCCACTAAGAACAAATGACATATAGCTCTGTGTTCATTATATGTATATATATTCCATGAATTTCCTAAACCATTAGCTCTTGCTTTTGGTCTTACAGTAGATCTTGTGAAATTAACACTAGGTATTTTATTTTTAGAAGATCTATAATAATTTCCATCAATATAACCTTCATATGCAGACACATAAGCTTCTTTATGGTGATGCCATCCTGGTTTGGCATGTGGACATATTTTTAAATTATGTGTTTCAGTAGATTCTACATAATCATCTATCCACCAAAATTCAGGTATTTTAATCATTACGTTTACGTTATTGTCTTCTAACAAAGTACTTACATCTCTCCATCCTCCAGCAGAATAATTTTCACATTTAGTCCAACTATCATTTAGCTTTAACATCCTATATAAAGGATTTCCATCTTTGAAATAAATATATCCTTTCATCATACTCTATATAGGCAGTGTTCCATGCATATCCATATTACCAATACGAGTACAATCTGGATTAGATGATGTTTCTGACCAAGATACACCGTACCAGTCAAATTCCTCTAAATTCTAAGATGTTACATTGAATGTAATATGTCTACTTACTACATTGCTAGGTAATGAACTAACAACACTAAATTGAACATTTGGAGATTGAGGTTCTCCATGTATAACTCCATATATTTTGAAATTACTATTTTCAGGTTGATATATGTATATGTTCATTCCAGATTCTGTAGTTTCTATATACCATTTAGTCAAATCATAAAATGTTTTAATTCCAGTATGTACTTTTCCACTAATGAGCTAAAGATCGGTAAATTCTGGAGAATAAGCATTTATTAATAACTAGTAAACATAAATGTAGCCATCATAATATTCAACAATTTTATAACTATTGGGGAAATACTTATGATTAACCTAAATCTTTAAATAATTTTTAGTAGTTGACTATATGTATAATGTATGTTCAATATCTTTAACATCAACACCATCCACCATATCTGCATTCAGATTAGTGCATAGAGTAGTAGAATTAGTTTTAATAGGAGCCAAATTAGCACTAGTTGTTAATGATAACTATCCATCTCCAAATGAAGCTTTAGTAACAGTATTATAACCAAGGTTAAGAGTCTAATTAGTTCCAACACCAAGATACCATTTATTATCTGTTTGATTGTTAGGATAGAATCTCATATATGCACCACCATTAGATGCAGTGCTGAATAATTCTAATTGAGCTCCTTCTGAATTCTTAATATTCAGTATACCAGTCATAGTATCACCAGCTTTCCTTACATAAGTAGTAGTAGGATCTACACCTAATGCACTAGTTACATTATTCTTAGTTATACTAATAGTACCACCATCTGCTAATGTTATATTACTACCTATCTTAACGCCACCTAATGCACTAGCTGTAGCAGCAGGTAATACATACTTATTAGCTTCAGCTTCAATAGCAGCTAATTTATTCTTTTCAGGAGTAGTATAATCATTAGTACTAAGACCTTTACCTTCAACTTTATCTACTTTTTGAGCCTACAGTTGAGTAATATTACTATTCAATGTCTCTTCTACACCAGTAGCTCTTTCTACTTCATTTGCTATAGCTGTAGCATTAGCTGATTCAGCGCCTTTAGCTCTAGTTACTTCACTAGCTAAATCACTAGTTAGTTTCTATTCTGCTTTCTCTGCTCTAGTCTATTCAGCTGTTACAGTAGTATCTGTATATGATTTAGCCTGTTTAATAGCATTAGCTATAGAACCAGTAGTAGATTCATTACCATTAATAATAGTAAGTTTATCTTCATTCACTTTTACTCTGTTAGATAATGAAGATACATTGTTATTAATAGTAGTATCAGCTTGAGTTCTATCAAGTATCTCTTGAGCTAAGTTATCAGCTACTTCTTGAATGCTACCTTCAATAGCAGTAGTATCAAATGAACCTGATAAAGCATCCCAACCTTCTTCAGTCCATACTACATTAGTACCAGCATCATAATGTTTACCACCTAAGTTAAACGCATTAGTAATATTATATACATCACCGACTACATTGTTATCTTTAGGTAGAGTTTCAAATGTACTAGATCCTTTTACTTTATAAGCACCAGATAATTTAGCATCTACTTGTGCCTTAGTATAAGTATCAGACTTGTCTGCTTTTAATGCTAATGCTGCATTAGTTGCAGCAGTATGATTGGTAATCTTATTGTCTAACTCTTCTTCTTTAGCCTTAGCTCTATTAGTTTCTACTAAGATAGCTGCGTTTCTATCACTAACTTCTGTAGCAATAGCTTCTTTTCTATCTTGTACTTCTTTATTTATAGCATTAGTATGTTGAGTATCTATCTGAGTAGATCTATCAATTTCATTCTGTAAATTAGTACTAATAGTCTATTCAGCAGATTGGGCTCTATTCTTCTCAATAGCTATATCATTGCCTAATTTAGTTTCAGCAGCACGAGCAGTAGCAGCTTCTTTATCTATATTACTTTGTAAAGTAACTAAAGACTATTCTAATGAATCTGAATCAATAGCAATACTAATCACATTATCTTCACTAATACTAACGTCTTTACCTGGTTTTAACTTATTAATTAAGTCATTATAATCACCAGATGTAGCTACTGGTTTAAAATCTGGTTTGTTAGTAATATTATCCCATTGTACAGCTAGATCACCAGATGCACTAATAACATTAGTTTCTTGATCAATTTCAATGTTTAAACCTGCAATGAGTTTCTTCTAATACTTTGCACGTATATCAGCAAAGGTATCAATCATCTCAGTATGAAGTTCCTATAACTGATGCTGCTTAACAAAGTCTAAGAAGTCTTTAGATGTAATAATACCAGCAGAACTTGTAGAAGCTACTGGTATTGAAACAGTTTTATTACTTCCATCATACTTAAACATTACCATAGTAATGTCATTAGGATTTGAAGTATTAAACTGTATATCTTTTATTACGTCTTTTACCTCTTCATCATCTACTTTACTATCTACATCACTAATGTTTGCTTTATCATTAAGCAATTTGTTTACCTATGTTTTAGTATAGTAGTTGCTAAGATCAGGTATACCACCAGAGGCAGCCAGCCTTACCCATTCGGTTCCATTGAAATATTTAATGCTGCCACCGTAAGGATTATCAGATAAGTCAACCCAATAGTCTATTTCTTCCGGATTAGGTTGAACAGATGTTGCAAAAAATATTATCCTATTTGTTACCATATGTATTTGTTATATTAAGCTGCTGGAGTTTCTAATGCAGCAACTCTTGTAGTTAATGCGTCAATTAAATCTTTTAAAGCTTTACCTTGTGCAGCAGCTAAAGCTTCTGTAGTACTAGTACTTGTTAAAGTGTTATTTATAGTCACTTTAGTATCTGCTGTAGGAGGTGTATATCCTAATGCACTAGTCACATTAGCTTTACTAAGACTAATTGTACCATTACTATAAGAAATATTTGCTCCTACCTTTACTCCACCAATAGTTTCAGCCGTAGCTGTTGGTAAAACATATTTATTTGCTTGTGCAGCAATACCATCTAGTTTAGTTTTATATGCATCAGTAAAGTCATTACTAGATAGTTCTTTTCCTTCTACCTTATCTACTTTACCTGATTCAAGTGCAGCAATCTTAGCACTCTGATCATTATCTGTATCATCATTTATTGGTAGCCATTTGCTACTACCTGCATAATACTTAATTACATTACCTTTTGGATCTGCTGCTAAGTCAACCCAATAATCAAACTCTTTGGGATTTGGAGCTATATAGCTTCTTGTTATTCTTGTCATATACGTATATTTTAATTATTAATTCTAATGTATTACAAACTGTAATAACTTATGAGTTCCAGTAGGATCACTTATATTTAAAGATACTCTAGCCTATCTAGTAGCATTAGTATCATTAGGATCTAGTGTAATATCTATTCTATCCTACTTTACATCTATGTGCACATAATCTGATGAACTAAATCCTTTAATGATATACATAGTACGATTAATATCAATAGATACAGTTTCACCAGACTTAATAAATCTATGTGGAGTAAGATTCCAAGCATTAACTACTTCAGGAATAATTGTTCTTGCTTTATTATCCACATATAATATATTATATAAAATAGTTTCTTTTTCCATAACGCATTTTAAGTCGTTTTAAGCTACTTTCTTTATTAAATGAACAACTTCATCCATTAAACTCTAAAAGCTTCTTAGAAGAGTCTTTTGGCTGGTATACATCTATGTGTGACCATCCGTCGGTATTAGCTTCTAATCTAATAGGGTATTCAAATAATTCAGCATTCTATCTTACTATATTATTTACTGTATTACTATCTAAATCCTTTACATTAAAATCTATCGCTTTACCGAAACAGTGTGCAGATAAGTAAATACTACTTTTACTCTTTACTAACTAACACATATTACAACGCAATCCTCTCTATGAGAATTGCCCACCTGCTTTCCAAGTATTAATAGTAATAGGTTTATTGAATATCTTAGTACGTAGTATATACAAAGTACTAAGTAATTCTGTACTTATAAACTACCATGAAGATTCACCAAACTTGGAATAGCAATGAGGGCATACTAATTCACTTACTTTAAAATAAGGTTTTAATTTGTCTATTAATTCATTTCTGTCCATACTTCGCTATTTAATGTTTCACTTAACTTATTGCTGTCGTAACGGTAGCTAAGTGATGGTGATATTACAAGCACCGACTATGTTGCCGTTTCTGAATGACAGATTATCCTTTACAGTTTCCAATGGCGGAATATCATAGGTTCCGTCTGATGTGATATTGACTAATTTTGCATCAGCTCTATATCCCCAGTATAATTCCTGCCCGTCAACTATACCTTTCACTTCCACTTTCATTCCTGGGAAATTTTTTGTTTGGCTAGGAATGTAGCACTTTACTGTATCGTTCAGTGTAGCAAATCTAGTTATGACAAATGAGGTGCTTGTTATAATTATATCAGCATTTACAGAGGGATACGGTCTCCAGTCATTAAAATTTACCGCATAAACATCTACAGGCTTTGACATATCGTCTCTATCAATTTCTCTCTCATCTACGATAACTCCTCTGTCATCAACATCATATTGTAATACTTTGTTGCCCAAGATATGGCGCATTGTTATTGTTTTCATTTCTTTCTCTGTTTCTATACATATTATCTACTAATAAATCAGCTATAACATTTATACCTAATTGCTTACTATCACTAACTAATTGCTCCTACATTACTACTAGGAGCATCTAATAGATGCCCTCTAGTAGTTCTCTATCACTTAACTATTTAATTTGATTGTGTATATTCATAAAATTAAGTCGGTTTGTTTCCTATATATTGTGCAAAACCACCGTAAATATCTACATAGAAATTACCATCATTTAGAGTATCATCATCTGCTAATTGCACACTTATGTTCAAAGCAGCAACTCCAGTACTATATGATATTAAAGTTGCATATATTGGATGAGCATTACTACCAGTTACACCTTCTGTTCTATAACTTCCATATACTCGTACATCACACGGAGTCCAAAAATAACTAGTCCCGCTAGTTATAGTTATTCCTACCGCTCCTGCGCCACTTCTAGTACAACTAATTTTACTATTATTAAAATTATATATACTGTGTATACTAGACGATACCACTGCATATGAACTACCGTTATACTAAACTTTAAACTTTAAAATAATACCAGAATCTGAGCAACCATCGTGCGAACAATTTATAATGAGCCATCCCTATGGAGTACTAACTACGTTTAATATACCGCCGTTATTATCTTTAGCTAAAACTAAAGTTCTTTCATCTGTATAAGTACTTCCTCTATTATCATATGTAACTATGTGCAGATCACCTTCTGTTCCAGTAATAGTTCTAATTAATGGATATTGTCTACAAACAATAGTCATTTCTGTACCATAATTATCTTCACTAACACTTGGTAATATCAATTTGTTTGTATAACCTCCTTTTGCTCCAGTCATATGTATAATTTTAGAATAAGAAGGATTAGCATATACGCTTATTGCATTAGTAGAACTAGTATATAATTCTAATGCATCCTCCCAACCATCTGATTGATAAGAATATAACCTACTATTTGAACAATATGTATCACCATATTTAGGATCATCTATATCAGATGAAGATCTATTTAGATGTGTAATATTTAGAAATCTATTTTTAGTAAAACAATTTTCAAAATATAGATTTTTAAATTTACCAGATGTAGCATTTACTTCACCCGTAATAACAGCATCAGTACATGTAAGTTTACCAGTACTACTATTCATAGATAGTTTACCATTGCTAGAAGTAAATACATTATTACTAAAACTAAATTCACCAAGTTTAGCATTATTAGCTAATAGATTGTTTACAGTTAAGGTGTTATTTTTACTAGCCTGTTGCCAATATGAACTACTTGAGGATGGAGTTTGATTAGTATTAGTAGACTTAGCCAAATATGTATTACCGGCATATTGAACATAATCTATAACTGTCATATTTTGATAATTCTCATACTTAGTATATTCACTACTATTCATTGCTGTAGTTGCAGGAGCTTTATAATAAGTAACTCCAGTTTTCCAATAACCGCAATCACGCATAATAGTATAACTACTATCAGCATCAGATCCATTTGTACCATCATATACTACAGGTGCTTCATAACTGATTACAGTCCACTGACTATCAGGTGAAGGAGCAGTATCTGTACAGAAACCAAACCAGAATTTAGTAGCATATGTATCTGAAGCCCAACTTGCAGTATAAGAAGATTGATTAGAACTAGAAGAAGATACTTTATTCCAACTACTACCACTATAACGATATACAGCAAAGTAACCATATGCCTAGCTTGTTACTCCACTGCTATTAGTTTTAATAGCTCTGAGTGTACAACTAGTAGTTTGCAAATGCCCTAAACTTGATCTAATAGATGCTGGAGCGCCACTCATAGTAATACTATATCCATCTACTCCATCAGACCCATCTGATCCATCTTGTCCTGGATCTCCTTGATCTCCTTTATCTCCCCACTTAGACCACAATGCGCCAGTCTTCCAAGCCTACCATTTACTATTTTCCTTCTTTCTAGTCCATACATATTCATATTTAATAGCATCTGTAGGACCAGTTGGATTATCAGTCCATCCGTTTGGTACATAATCGTCTTGTTGATATTCACTAGAGTCCACATTAGCTGGTGGATAATACTAACCACCTGGAGCTAAACTAGTACCGCCAACATAGTTAGAAAATCTCCTATAGATGTACTCGTATCCATCACCATCTTTACCTCTTTCTGAGTATCTAGACCATATACCAGGAGTTGACCAATTACCCCATTTCTAAGTAGACTTATCTAAGTATCTTTGAGATACCCATTCATACATTAATGATGCAGTAACGCCAGAAGGATGATTTGTCCAACCAGAAGGTATATGACCAGCTTGATTTACACTAGCAGGAGTAGAAGGTTGAGATCCATCTGCATTCCTAGTATAAATAAATTCAATACTATTACCGTCTTTACCATCTTCACCATCAGCGCCAGTAAGACGTATAAGGTTAGACCATGCTGTTAAAGTACCATCTGGATTAGCAAATCGTTGAATCTACCAAACATATTGTCCTTCTGGTGGAACTATCTCACTATCAGTAGTCCAACCTGAAGCAGCTGTATCTGTTGGAATAGCAGGTTTAGTAGCAGACACTTTCCATCTATATTGATAATGACCACCTGATAAACCTTGTTCACCCCAATTAGACCACAATGCCGGTGTACTAAAGTTAGACCATACTCCATCTGTACGTACACGTTTACAAGTCCATTCTGCTTTATAATCCTCATTTACTCCCTTTGGATCATCAGACCAATTATAGTCTTTAGAACCACCATTAGATATAGTTGGAATATAGTCATTCTATTGAATAGATGAAGGAGTTTGTGGTACTCTATCAACGTCAGCAGTACGAGTAAATATATATTCATACCCATCACCATCCATACCTTTTTCACCCCACTTGGACCACAAAACTGGTTGTGTAAATTCTCCCCATACACCTTCTCCAATTTTAGCAGACTTCTTTTCACGTTGTGATACCCATTCGTACATTTTCTCTTTAGATACTCCTTGAGGACTATCTGACCAACCAAATGGTATGTAATCGTCTTGCTAAGATGTATCCGGTTTATCAGGAACTTCGTTAACACTAGTTACTTGATAAATAAATTCAAGTTTAGTACCATCAGAACCGTCTTCACCTGTTTCCCCAGTAAGTCTAATAGGATCTGTCCAACCTGATAATGATTTATCTGGATATACAGTAGCTTGTATCATCCAAGTAAATACTTCTTTGCTTTCTCTCTTAGGCGGATACATGTACCAAGTATAGTTATCGTCTACAGGAGGTATCTATGTACTAGTAGGTTTAGGTGGTTGTACACTAGAATTAGTATAACAGAATACTGTGTATTGACCATCAGCACCTTCTACTGAAGCACCACGGAATCTATTCGGATCTCCCCACTCTCCTTCATCTACTTTACGAGAACTCTTAGTAGACATCCAAATTGCTGAAGCTGTATAGTTTCTATGCCATCCATAAGAAGTACCATCACCAATAGGTCTATCTGGTGTAGCATCATTATCATTATAAGTTACCCACAATCCATTAGCTTCAAGTTGGTAACTCATATTGTATCTTCTATTTACTGATATGGCTCCTTCACAGTTAATAACTAAATCAATACGCATATCATTGATATTAGTTATCTTAGTTACTTTGAATACACCATCTTGCATAGTACATTCTACACCTGTTGGAGTATACTCTACAAAGTAACTACCTTCATTATATACTGTACTATATGTTAGTTCTGTTTTACCTTTCCAAGCCTATACAGCAAAAGTAAGAGATTTAGTTTGATTATAATCTTCAATAATATTGAATTCATTATCTACAATTACTGTACCAAACTCACTGCTAAGTGAAACAGCATAAGCGTCTTGTCCATGTAATTGATCTAACTATTCTGGTGTAAACTCGATGATAGAACCAGTCATATAGACATTAGTTAAGTATGCACCATCACCTTGTAATTGACCATTATTAGGAGCTCCTGGTATAGTAAGACCGTTTAAGTTACCAAACTGTGAAGCTATGTTAGTATAGTTAAGAGCCCAAGTATTTACACCTTTTAAATATCGTTTATATGTACGAGTAGCATAAGCACTAGATCTTCTAGTTTCATCAGTAAAGTTACCATAAACAGCAAACTTCATTGACTTACAAGGATGCTATGTAGTACCTTGTTTCAATGAATACCTAAACTGTTTACCTCTAGCATCTAGTACTTCTATAGGTGTAAAATAAGCTGTAGAGAATCCTTGTACTTTATCAAACCCACAATCGTCAGTACCAGTTTCAGTATTATTAACTCCATCAAAATTATGGAATATACCTCTACATATATCATTTACATGTATACCGCTATATTCACCTTCTTCTAGTTTCAATGTAACTATTTGATTAACTAAATCTACATCTTCAATAGTACCAAATGCTATTGAATTCCATAGTTCACCACTTACTACATCTATTTTATTAAATCTTAATTCTGGTACTTCTAAGAACTCTCTAAGAATAAGGCTGGTCATTTCTCCTCTACCATCTTTATCTATTTGAGCACCAGTACCACCAATCATACCAGTAACAAAAGTACCTATCTAAACTCCTTGATTTAGATAAGTCATCTTATTACTTCTTAAACCACCGTTGAAAGTAATTATACCTGAAGATACATCATCATATAGTTTACTTATAAACAGCTTACTACCTTCAGATTTAATCAAAGCTTTTACTACAGAAGTATCTACTACACCACCGCCTTCACCACCACCAATACCTAATGCTGATGGTTGGATATTGTGCCATGTACCATCACTAGCATACTACAGTAAATCTCCTTCTGTAATATAAGTAATAGTGACATCTTTAAGAGTAGCTAAATGATTAATTCTTTCAACTAATGTATCAAGCTCACCAACGCTAGTATCTAGAGTCTATACATTACCCTACAATGTTCTTACTAATCCTGTGAGTTCATTTAATTCATCTTTAGTTGCGTACTATGCCATTACTTTAATAGTTTATCTATTACTACTAATAATTTCATTCTCTGTTCCTCATCTATATTAAACGCGTATCCTTGAATTAGTATATCATATACGTAATTAACACACACGTAGTTTAATATTTGAGTTCTATCATAAGCAATATTATACTTTACTTTATTGCTTATTGTTTTACCTATTTTATAGTTATTCTCTATCATAGTGCACAACAACCATTATTGCAGCTCCTACAAACCTTACAATTTGTTACTCTACTATACGTACAGCAAGTATGCTCTAATGGGATTTCTAAGAGTCTACACAAATCAATATAATAATCTATAGCATCTTCAGTTAACTGATTAGCTAAAGCATATTCAAGTAATTGTGATTTAAAATCACACATTAATATTTTTTCCTTTTGGTGCTTATCTAAACAAGTATTGCAAAAAGTTACCAACATGTTTACTTTTCTATAGTACAAATTCTTCTAGTCTATAGCTATTGCAACTGCATTATTACTGCCAATAACACTAACTATGAAAGATGTGGCATCGTGTTCTTTAATGTTTATCGTAATGACATTATCAGAAATGCTAGGAGAATCAATGACATAGTTATGATCGTCATCATCACTACTGTACATATTCTTCTTATTAAGAACACTATCTAAATAAACTTTAGTTACTGAACTAGCGCTATCTAAAGTAATTGTAAGTATGTTATTCTCTATTTTTGTATTAATTATTTTCATATCTACAAAAAATTAAAAAGGCGAAGCCGAGGATAAACCTCAACCTCGCCTGGTTTTTTAAATAAAGAAACCGTATTATGCTGCACTATTAACACCTGTAATAAATGCTTTAAGATTCTTAACAAACTGAGAAGCACTCAAGTTAGCAGATTCTTCAACATACAATTCAGTAGTCAACGGCGTAGTTTTAATGTATTGATTGTCAGGTGACAAATACAAGTTGTCATTCTCAATAGTAATGTAATCGTAGGATGCACCTTCAGTAACATTACGTTTAGGTTCAATGATAGGATATGCATCTGTGAATACATGACCCTTATAACCCAACATACGTACTTCCATATCACGTACCTGTTTCCAGTAACCTTTACCAGGTTTACCAGCAGTCTTAGTAATAGTTGCACCAGGAACTGCTTCAGGAACATTAGACAACAATGCACCAGGAATAGTAACATACAGAGAAGCTTCCATAGAAACTACAGAATACTCATTCAAAGAGTAAACTCCTTCATTATCATCTTTAGGAAGAGCTGTAAGTGTCAATTTATGACTTGCAAATGTAGCATTTACTCTACGATTTGCATGTTTGTTAATCTTCTTCAACAATGCGTTACCCAAATCATCAGCAGTTTTAGTTGTAGCAATTGCTTCATAGGTATGAGTGAATTGTCCCGGAGCTTCATACATGTCTTTGTAAACAATACGCAAAACATATCTGTGACCGATAACAACAGTAGCACTAGTTAAATCAATTTCGATTTTCTCTTGAACTGGTGCAACATAATCACCAATTACGTAAGAAGGTTTAGAAGCTTTCTGAATTGCGTTAGAATACTCTACAGAACGTTTAGTAGCACTAGTACCATTAGGTAAAGCGATAGTCATATTATCACCAACTACACCAATATATACTGTAGATGCTTTTACTGCACTAGCTTCATCTTTAATCAAGCTCTTATTCTCATCGAACAGAGCTACAGCACCCGGAGTAAGACTATCTACTGTAGTATAAGATGCTGGACATGTTTTACCGATAAGTACGGTATCAACTCGTGTAATCATAGTTTATATAAAAATAATTAATTGTTAGACTTAGCGCCAGTCTAGTTTGTCCTTCTACTTTCCTTATTTCAGATTTCCAGGTCAGACAAACGCATTAATTTATATTATTCCATTGAAGCAATTTCGTTGGAATAAGCATTATAATGCTACATTGGTTTAGTAGCAAGATAAATCTAGATTGCCATTTTCACAATTTCCATATGTGTATGTTCTGGCAAATCTGTATATTCTGTATTAGTAATATTACTTGAATTAATTTCAGATGGTTTAGCTAAGTATGTAATCTCATATTCACTTACTTTATATTTACCGTCTGTGTATAATATTACATTATTATCTTGAATTAACTTTAAAGGTCTAGCTTGACAATATTTTAATTTGTGTTCAGATAGTGAATTACTTAATTGTCTATCTAATGTTTCAATTGTAGATTCTAACGTATCTGTATACTTAACTATATATGCACCTAAATCGTCTTTTTCCCAGCATTCGTTAGGATATTCATCACTCGGCTATATACCAGCTGTATCTCCAAGTAATAATACATAATCATCTGGTAATTCAACAGAATATGAATTTTTAGTTCCTTTGGATATCTAAGTATTTGAATAGTTTCTTTTACGAATTAAAGTACGCAAATCATCTATACGTTTTTCTGTCTATTCAAATCCTTGAGCTTTAAAGTTAATACCTGAGTATCTTGTTTTATAAAATTTATCAATTGCCTCATTAATGAATGATATAATAGTGTCTGAGGATAGCTTATCCTTAATAACTAAATTAGGATCCATTAACTATAGCCTACGTTCAAACTCGATTTGAAATCCACGATTTGTCATAATCATTCATCTATTTGGTTCAACTGTGATTTAGTCTATATTCTCTTAGACTCAATATCTTCTAATGCTAGTTCTACAGCTCTGTTAATTACTTCAAACTACATATACTCTGGTATTTCACTCATACCTTCAGCTGGTAAGTCTTCTATCTTAGTAGGAAACTTAACATAGGTAATATCTACAGAATAGCTATTACTACTCATAGCTAAGTAATCATAATAGATATATAGAGTATTATCTTCTATTACAGCTACTGGATCTTCTATCCAAGGATTGTTATTGTAAGTCTTCTTGAACTTAGTAGCGTCAGAATGATCTATTAATTTTATAGTAGCTTTGTTACTATTGAAGTTTAACACTGCATCTACAAAGAACATTCTGTCACCGTTGAATAGGTTAGTAACATAACATCTATTTGAATTTGTTTCAGTATTAGCAACAACGTTAACATCTGTACGTACTAATTTTTCTAAATCGTGAATACGTTTTACAGATCCTTCAAAGCTAGTCTTTAAGTAGTTATTGCCAGTAAACTTATTACTGATTTCTTGGTATAAACCTTGATCTAACCAGTAATCTATTTCTTCTGGTAAGAAAGCAGGACAACCCCCAAAGGCTACGCTTTGAGAGTTCTTGTCCATTGCTACTTTAAAATATGAGTGAAATTGTTCTCTAGTCATTATTTAGATTTTATTTCAGACATAATACTTAAGTAAATATCTTGATTCTTTTTGTCTTTCAAATATGCAATTACATCTTCAAGACCGTTACCAATAAGATCAGTACCAAAGTAATATGATGCTCTGTTCTTACGAATAATATTTTTACTTAAAGCTTCTTCAATTACAAAGTTAATTTCTTTATTAGGATTATCTACCCAAATTCTAATAAATCTTGCTGGATCAGCTTCTACGTTTTCACCAAGTCTAGCTTCAACCAATTCATTAGACATAGTGTCAGCTTTAATTCCAAGAAGTCTAAGACATTTGCGCATATCTTCAAGACTCATCTTATCTAATGCTCTATAAGCATCACGTTTAACTTTGTTAGCTTTATTAATTTGTTCTGCTTCAGCTTCTTTATTTATAAGTACATAATCAGTAGATGGAGTTACTTTATCAATGCCATTTGCTACTCTCTTATGTCCTAATAGGAATAAATATTGCAATTCACCTTCAGGTCTATCAGTATTAATTACTAATTCTTTCTTACCAATCTTAATTGCAAATGTATCCCAAAATGTGCTATCAGGATCTAATTCTCCTTCAGCTTTACCCATTTTCTGTTCTAGTTCTCTAGCTTTGTCTGCTTTTAAACCAGTGTATCTACTACCAGATCTAGTCCAGTAAGAACTAATAAAATCAAAGCAGTTAGACCATTTAATCAATCCTGTCCAAGGATTTACTTTTGTCATTCTAACGATTACTTCCATAATTATAAAATTAGATTATCAAGTTAGACAGCAATAGCTGCAATTTCTTCTTTTTTCCATATAAATTTAACTCTCCAGTCATTTGGATTTTTTAAAGGCTTCTTCAATTGACGCTCTATTGTGTCGCCATTTATACCTGTTTGTCTTGCAGCTTCTGATACAGATTCATATTTAGCTATAAATTCTCCAGTTTTAGAAAACTGTAATACAGGAATTGCTTTTGCTTGAATTGATATTTTTTTCAAATGCTCTCTTTGTTTATCTGAACATTTGCCAATTCGTGCTTCAGACATTTTCTTTTTAGTTTCTTCTGAAATTTTTCGCCCAAGCGCTTTCTGACGAATTTTTTCTTTAGTTTCTTCAGAATGCGTTCTGCCAAATGTTCCATCTCCACCTTCTGTAAGATTGTATCCAATATTTCGATCCGTTGAATTAAATTTTTTTAATCCAGAATTTTTCTTTTTCTTTTAGTTCTTCATAAGTTTCAGCAAAGTCTATAATCTCTAAAGTGAAATTATCTTCGCCATACTTAGCCATAGAACGATGGATCGGAGAAGGTTCTCCGATGCGAGATTCATACCAATGATGTCTATATCTCGCACCAGAACCTTGATTTGTTATACCTATATATATTTTCCCAGTTATTTTATTTGTAATCTTATAAACCTCATTACTTTTCATAGTATAATTTTTTAGTTATACTATTATAACGCAGGGAACATAATTAGGTTATAATTCTTTTAACTTATTATTTTAACTGATTATTGCTGTGCGTCCATGATCAATTCTCCACATGCACGGGGATCACGTAACATAATACCTACTTCACCCAAGAAGTGTACTGAGTAACCATCCTTAGCGTTAGAACGAACTTCTGTGTTAGAGTGAGCGTAACCAGCAGGAGTTACAGAACCAGCTGTACACCAGTTAACGAATTCACGATCTTTACGAACTACTTTAACAATGTTAGCTTCACCATCACGACGACCCAAATCCAAGAATGTCATACGGTAAGATTCCAACGGTTTCAAAGTAACAGGATGCAACTGACGATTGTAAGTAGTATTGTCATACAACGGGAAATACTTCGAAGTCAATTCAATACCATTAGACATTGCGTAAGTCTTAAACTGACCACCGAACTTCAAATTATCACCAGAACCAGTTACGAATACTGTGTCAATCAAGTTCATGTTAGCCATCTTTTCTTTAAGTACACGATCAAATTCACGCATACCCATTTCACCAGTCAAGACAACGAACTTACGTTCATTAGTACCTAATACATTGTAAGACAGATCAAACAAGAAGTCTTCCAACAATTCAGCTGTCAAACGAGTGTAGTAACGTCTGTTAGATGGAGCAATCTGTTCCAACAAACCAGCACCAATAAATGCAGGACGACCGTTCTTACCTTTCAGATTACAAGAACCATCTTTGTTTACGTTGTTCTGATTGTATACCAAAGCTCTTTCAAGACGTTTGTACCACTCACGCATTGCAACCCATTCCTGGAATGTAGACCACAAATAAGAAGTTTTACCAGTCTTAGGATCTTTCAAAGCTACTGCCATAACTGTAGAGTAAGCAGAACCTGTGATATCATAAGACAGACGTACTGTAGTCAAATAGTTACGCATCTTGAAGTGAGTATTGTAATTCAGGATATCAGCCTCTTCACTGTATTCTTCATAAGCAGAAGCCAAACGGTTTACTTGGCAACCAGAAGCTAAAACAGCCGGGTCAATATAAGAAGCGGGACTACCATTAGATACAAATACTGTATAAACATACAGGTTGCCATCTTGATACGGAGCGTCCTGAATACGTGCTTGACTCTTATCATCAAATTCGATAGTAGCACCAGGACCAAACCATGCATCTTCCAACCACAAAGTAATAGGAGTATTACCCAAACCTGGAGTAGAATTTTCACCAATTGCAGCACCATTCCATTTAGCGTCACGAATTGTAACAGCTCTATCTTGGTCGATCATAACACCCCATTCAAATGAAGGCTGATCAATAGTCATTACATTTCCAAGACCACCTGTCAACATATCAAGAGAAGTACTGTAACCATTATCTTTAGTACCAAATACGTATGACAGGATAGTAGATACCTCATAAGGTCTTTGCTGAGAAGCGAGACTAATCTTATTAGTGTCGATCAAATCAGAAAACCATTTACCTTTGTATAATTGGAGGTTATTAAGAATATTATTATCCATAAAATACTAGTAATTTAATTTTTTTATTTATATAATTAATTATTATGATATACGCAGTTGTCGTGCAGCTGAGAACCAAATTGGATCATCATCAGAACCCGTAGCTTGTTTTCTAGATTTAGTAGTAATACTACTAGATTTTAAACTTCGTCTAAACTTATCAATAGCTGAATTATTTCCTTCACGTTTAGCAGCCTCAATAAGCTTATCAGCATTCATTGTAAAGTATGCTGATTCTATGAGATTCTTAACACCACCCTTAGCATAGTCCTTTTGGTACTTTGTTTTACCGTCTGTGTCTGGCTTAAGTATATAATCCATTAAAACCTTTTTATCTTTTTCAGGGACTGTAATACCACGTATATTCTTTAAGCCTTTTATTTCGCTAACAACGTTATCGTAGAATTGCTGTTGTCTCTGCAACTATATCTGATAAGCCTTTTTCTGATCCTCTAATAGCTGTTTCTTCTTTTCCTCTTTAATCTCTTTAAGATCTTCTAAAGCGTCTTGTGCTTCATCTTCAAGTAATCCAGCTTCTTCGTATCTACTTACCAACTTATCAATCTTATTAGTAGAGAATCCTTTTTCTTTAAGTAATTGTTTTACTACTAACTTCTGATTAGCTTCATCTTCAATATCAATATCATCTAAATCTAAATCAGCATCAATAGTTAAATACTTCTTTAAATCTCCACCTTGTTTTACGAAATTATCTAGTGCTTCAACTTCTTCACTAGAGTATTCAGGCTTGCTATTTTCTTCAATGACATTTTGGAAGTAATTAATTAACTCATCAACACTTTTGGGTTTATCTTCGTCTTCTTCAAATTCCCAATTAAGTTTTTCAGCCATAGCATCAAAGAAGTTAGTAACAACATTTTCTTCGTTGTTATCTTCGACACCTTCTTCCTCTTCTGTTTCTTCCTCAATAGTTTCTTCTTTACGAGGTCTACCAGGCTTACGTTTTGGTTTATCTTCAATATCTTCTTCTTCAATTTCTTCTTCCTCAGTATCTTCCTCTACTGGATTTTCTTTATTATTCTTTACTTCGATATTGTTATTTTTAATATCTTCCAATTCTTCATCGTCTAGTGATTCAAATTCATCAGCGTTAACATTAACGTTTTCATCAACATTTGAATTTCTAAAACCACCGTCTGGATTAGGGATAAAGCTATCTAGTACAGCTTCAAATCCACCTAATGTCATTTTTTTATCCATAATTAAAATATTTAATTAGATTTATGCAAAATTATAATTTTCAATTTCATTAATATTACCATTATCTGCTAATGGCATAGTGTTTAACCATTTTATGTAATCGTCTAGATTTTTAAACTACAAAGCTGCTTTCTTAATAGAACCCGTATCTGGTAAACTTTTTAAATATTTAAGTATATTTTGTTTAGTAGGTTTTATGTTTAATTCTTTCAATCTATCTAACATATTTATACCATAAGCATTCTATTCCATCCAATTCATAAAATAGCTAGTATTCTCAGGGTCTATCGGATTTTTATCTCTAAGTTTCCCCTTAAATTGCTTTGTTATTTTATCTAATTCCGATTTGTTCCAAGAAGGATTATCTTGATGTATATACTGATTAAAATGATTAATTTCGTGATTAGTTATTTCCTAACTAGGAGTAACCGCATTATCTATTTTTATTCTAAAATCTTTCTATGTTGGTTTTATACCATATTGTTTGTATCTTCTTGCAGCTTCTTCCTACAGATCTATCATAGCTTTAGCATCCTATAACTACATTATTTCAGCTTCTGGTAAACTAAAATAATCATTTTCGTACTAGTTTATGATTTTATCATATGTACTTTGTAAATCTACATTATAATCAGATTTAATTTTAGCAGCTCTAGCTCTAACCTCTGGATCATACAATCTTTCAATACTTCTATTGCGTAAATCATTCCAGTCAGATTGTTTCTATAACTTACTTATATCTGGAGTAATTCCCGTTATTCTGTTTAGTTGCTGATTTAATGATTTCTTATAATTACTAACCGTTGGAATGAATGGTACAACTGTCAATGCTGCTAATCCAGCCCCTAACCAATCTTTATTCTTTAAAGCCTGTGTTGCATCGTATATACTTAAAGCGTCACCAATAACTGGAGCATCGTATAAATCAAATACACTTCTTACATAGCCTGCACCTGGGTTATATCCATATGTAGGATTATATGGATCTCCTTTAGGGTCAAAGTTAGTAATAGGTCTTTCACTAGTAGTCTGTGGTGGGATTTCATCTATAGTACCACCATCTGCATACTTCTTCCAATCCCAGTATTTAAGCTAGGGATTATTCTCCCTAGCCTACTTATACTGTTGCATTCTCTATCTAAATGCTTCACGTTCCATAATTATTTACTTTTCTTTCCACTTTTAGATAACTTCTTGCCACCTTTCTTTCCACCACATGCCATAATTATAAAGTTTTAATATAATTAAACCAATTTTTCCTATTCTCTTTGTAAGTCTTTTTACGATTTTTTATTTTATACTTATTTGTATTAATTTCGTAATCAGATTTATCTTCGTTTGCATACGCTTCCATTTCATAAGGGATCGTATAGTATGCAGAAGATGCTGGATAAGTAATAGGATTACCTTTAATCCACTCCTATACATAATCAGCATAATACTTTAACCAACTACCTTTATCTTTAGCCTACTATAAATGTATATTTTCGTGATTCCAAGTAGTAGTTTTAATATCAGATTCTTTCTTTTTGGTTAAAATATACCCACACCAACTCATTGCAGAGTAACCACTAAATGGATAATGATCCATATGCTTATACTATACTTTGTCTTTATTTTTAGTAGTAGTAAATAGCTGCTTTACTAACCACCATGTTTCTTTAAACCAGTTCATACTTATTTAGATTTGGATTCTCCTACTACTTTATTTCTCAAAGCTGTCTTTGCCTTTAGCTTCTCTCTATCCATAGCAGCTTTATCAGACATACGTTGCAATTCAGTTTCATGCTTCATTCTATCTTTTTCAAGCTGTATCTTCTTATTTTCAGCTTCTCTCTTCTGCTCTATCTCTCTACGCTTATTATTAAGTTCTAATTGTTTAGTAGCAATATCAGAATTTATCTTCTACTATTCTAATGCTTGTTTTCCTATTTCAATTGGATCAGGAATACCATTCATATCTTGATCCATATTCTCAGCACCACGATAAGCATTAAGTTGTGCTACAGTAATTTTAGTAGCATTATCTTGATCTACTTTATATTTTTCAAGATCCAGTTCAGCTTCCTTAAGCATAAGTTCTTCTTCTTTAAGCTGATTCTGTTGTTCTGCCATCTGCTGTTGAGCTTGTTGTTCAGCCTGTTGCTGTTGCTGCATCTGTTCCATTCTTTTCTGCTCAATTTCCTCAAGTCTATTCTTAATCATACTCATATTATCTAAAGTAATGATTTCAGCAATATCTAATAGACTAGCACCATTCTACATAGCAGGTTGTAACAGTTGCTTTAATTGATCTATATATTGTTGATTCTTAGTACTATCATCTACAAATATATCCATATCTTCATAGAAGAAATTATCAGATAATTGTACAAATGCTCTAGTGGCATCATCCAATATATAATTCAAGTATCTCTTACTATCTTTCCAAGCAGCTTTAGAAGTATTCAACAGCATAGTTAATACTCTTCTTTTTACCTAATTGTGATTCCAGAACCAAGGTTCAGTAATATGGTAAGACATATTAACGGCAGTATTAGCATTACTTACTAATTCACTAGCAGCAATCTACCCTTGTCTTTGTGGAGTAATACCAGTAAGCTTAGCTACCATGTCTTCAATCTTTTGCATCAATTGAATATACTCAGCTATTACATTACTCATAGTTAAGTCCCAAGAAGATAACTAGTTGAATTGAGATGGCTTACCTCCTTCACGTCCTGGTATATCCCACCCTTCATCATATGGATTAATAAAAGCTACACCTAGTGCACTTAAGTAATGCATCCACTTGTTAACATCAATATTCATAGATTTAGGTATCTAAGTAATATCCATTACTGCTACTTTACCTTTATCTCTAGATAATGCTAATTCAAGTCTATACCATACTACAATATACATATACTGTAACGGTTTCATCATACTTACTAATGATCTAGGCTTACTATTAGTATTATTATATACTACACCAGTGTAAGGCAATTTCTGTGAATTAGGATTATCAGCAGATATATGTTGATATTCAATAGGTTGAATTCCTATATACATATCATCACCGATTCTATATCCTTCCCACACTTCAATAATCCAATCCCATTCTACAGATTGTTCTGTACCTGTTACTTTATAATCTTCATCTACTTGAAATTCTTCAGCTTCTCCAGTTTCTGGATTTAGTAAAGTAACAAATCCTATCTTTTTGAAAGATTTCCAACAGCAGTGATATACTGTTATATGATCTATATCAAATGGATTATCTGTAAAACTATTAATTTTGTGTAGTTTAATAGATTCATAATCTATACTAGTCTTTCTTATCTCTGGATTATTACCTGCTCCAGGTCTTTGATCAATAAGTTCTAATAATTCATTTAGTTGTCTTTCAGACATTTTATCATAGAATCTATCGTATATCTCAGTAGCAGACATAATCATCTTTCTACGACACCATGCGGCATCATCTATGAATTCTAAGTCTAAAGAATGCTCATAATCAAAGTACATAGGGTTTACTCTTTCTACATAAGGATCTCCATTGATTACACCTACATAGTATATTTCTTCTCCACCTATTAAAGCATCTTTCCAACCTTTATAAAACTCATGAGTAAGATTTAATTTTCTCTTTAGAAATTGTAATGCATGATAAGCTTCAGTTTCTGCTATATCTTTATAATCTTTCTATAGATACTTAGCTATAGCTTCTGGAGTCTAGATTTCTCCTGTAGCTAATGCTTGTTCATATCTAGCTGCTTGTTCTGGACTTAACTTACTAGCTATAGTAGCCTGAATATAATCCATTAGCATTTCTTTGGCTTTTTCCTGTAGTTCACTAGCAGCTATATCACTTGTACGTTGTGGATGAAAATTAAAAGGTCTCTTAGTTTCTTCACCAAGTAACTGATCTACATATGGTTTGATGATATTATAATCCTATGCCATAGCAGGAAATCCATCATCTTGTTTAAATGGATTGGTTACATATTTAAGATCCTTTTCATTATATATGCTATTATATAAATCATAGTAAGTCTACATCTCGTCAGATCTAGATCTACCATTACCACCAAATCCTGAATCTCCAGCGCCTACTACATAGTCTACGCAGGCTTCTTTCCAGGCTTGTGTCTTCTTTGACATTGGTAGTTTCTGTGCAGGGAAACTTTTAGTATTCTTCATAATTAAAATGTATATACATTATCGTCGTTTGAAAATACTCTTGGAGTATCGTCATTGAACCAACTCTGCGCAAAAATTGGTCCATCAAAGAGCATCTTCTATTTATTTTCTTTTTCTTTCTTTTTAACAACTACATTATACAGTTGTTCTCTATATATCATAACCTACATCAACGCCATCACTCGGTCAAAGTTACCTGTATCATTATAGCTTATTAGCTCTTCTAATAGCGGCTCTGATAGTATCCTAGTTAGGTTTTTCTTACCTGGTGCATACTCTTCATTCAACCATTCTTTGATCATACCTTCACCCCATTGCTTTATCTATTTATTCATATGACAACCTTTTCTTCTTTGCACTTTAGAATTACTAACTATATCGTTAATAATATCAGGCTGATCAGCTAATAAGTAATCACAATGCTTAGCAGTAAAGTAAGGAAATAGACCTTTGCGTTCATTTTCATACATTATACGTGCATTGTAGTATAATGCTAACTTACGTAAATTCTCATAATACTCTTCAGCTGTTGCAGGTCTACCAGTATATTCAGCTACTATAATATCATAATACTCTTCAAAGTTCTAAAACCTCTTATATACTATAGATGATCCTAATGAATTAGTACCAGACTAGTCATGATCATAAGGGTCTACACCTATTATATATAATCCAGCTGTTGCATCTTTAGCTGGATGTTCCCATATAACTATTGAACCAGTAGGATCATCATCTTTACCAAGTGGATACTTAGTAACATCGCCATGTTTCTTAGGTATCCATTTGATACTACCAGACTCATCGAATATTAAATCACCCACCTGCTTATGATTCTATAACTAAGTGTTAGTACGAATAAGTCCTAATTGCTCCTACAGTTCCTTCTTAGGAAATATATTACCATTAAATTCCAACATTGCCTCTTGTGGAGTAATAGGACGTTCTGCAACATAACGGTCTATAGCAGTAGTATTAGTAGCTGTGCTTATTACTTTTCTACGTTCATCTAATATAAATTCTAGAGAAGGTTTAGTAATAGTGTTACCATCATCATCCATGTATATTCTATTACCATCATCGTCTCTAGTATCTAGATTAGTATACTATGGAACAAAGAATCCACACAATTTATCTGTAGGTGTACTATCCCATATGTTCTCAAATCCTAAACAATTGTATCCATCTGGATTATAGAACATATCTTTCATAGTTTCAAATGCAGAGCCTTCGTCACCACCAGTTCCCCATACAATCATAGTACCAAACGCTACACCATCTTGTTCTACAGATGGTCTAGCAATTTGCCACGCAGCACCTAATTCTGAGAATGAACCTCCTTCTTCAAATAGAATTAATTTGGCACGTTTACCACGTACTACATCAGGATTATCTTTCAAAGTAACGCCAATAATCTCTGACTTATAACCCATTTCTACTTCATTGCCAAATTCATCTTTAGTCCAGAATCCAGCTCGTTTACGCATAGTACTGTTGACAGATCGTTTTTTACCCCAAGCTGTATTCTTATCTATAAAGTCCATATAGTCCCAAGCTTTAGTAAGAATACCATCTTCAGTAAGATACTGCTTATTAGAAGCATATATGTATGTTTTACTATTAGGTATTAGATAATAATTACGACATGCCATAGCTCCACCTTTGTAACTATATCCTTTGCGACGTGATTTAAGTAGACATATATGTTTTCCTTTATCTTCTGCTTCCTGTACTGCCTAGAAGTAGAAATAGTCATAGTCATAGAAATCAGGAAATGTTACTACACTGTCTCGTTTTACTTTAGTCTCTCCGTTAGGTAGTTTAGTAACAGTGTTAACTATACGTTGCATTGGACAAAAGTTAATATAAAAATAGTTATACCCAGTGATGTAATCTCCATCCTCTGCGGTATAACCATTAATGCAACGATCTTTCTATTCGTCCCAATATGTGTAATATTCAGTAGTACCAATTGGATACTAACAATAAGCTCCGGTCTTTAAGAATGTTAAAGCCGGAGTTCTAAACTTATCACTATTTATTATTTTCTTCTAGAAGTCAATCATAGTTATGATATTTCCAAAGTTTTTTGATTAGGTTCAACTTTTTCTTCTGTTTCTAAAGTAAGCATATCTAAAGGATAATTTATAGTATCACCAAAATATTTAGTTATTAAATCATCGCACATCTTTTTAAAGATATTATAATCTTCTTCTTTCCAATATATCTTAGATTTTGGATTTGAGTTATCAAGTGTAATAACCATTAGTTTATCTTCTTTTGGTTTATTATCCATAACATTTATATTTTAATTAGTCGCCCTACCACCGAATCGAACCCGGACCTAGAGGGTTAGAGCCTCTCGTGCTACCACTACACCATAGGGCAGTATGCCAGGGAATATTTAATGTCTGTCCCTGTCAGACCTCTCTATCAGTTCAACGAGATTATTTCTTAAACAAACTCTTTAGCCAATGAATAGTACGCTTGATAATACCTTTCTTCTTAGGTTCAGCTACTGCTTCTTTCTTATATTCTTCAATCAAAGACTCACTAGCTTCTTTAACTGCTTTATTTGCTTTTTGTTTGTTATCAATTTCTTTCTCAAGCACATCACAAATCTCTTCAGTGCTATTACATTTTGTTAAATCAAGTACTTTCTTCATAGTTTCTTTATTTATATTCATATAACGTACCTATTAATTTATTGTTATAAACTTGTGTATAATTTGCACAAATTAAGCTAATTCATAAGGATTAATCTGAGCATCTCCACGTACTTTAGTAGTACTAACTTCTTCAGCTTTAACTGCTTTTTCGAGGAAATCTAGTGTCTGAAAGGTAGCTTTTACTTTTTCCATACCAGCTAATAGATCTTTAATCTTCTTTTCATCTAGTTGCTCTTCTAGAGAATCTTCGTAATACTTACTAATAGTATCTACTTTGTTTCTCATACTATCTAACATTCTTAGATTTCTAGTATATATTAGCTTCTTATAATCATCTTCACAAGACTTTTCTTCTACTGTAAGATTATAATTCTCATCACCAAAGTATAACTGCTTAAGTTTCTTTTCTCTGATATCTGGTTCTAACTGAAGTACATATGGAGATTTAAAATACCACATAAGTACTATATAACTTATTACATTTGTAGCTTGTGTTTTGTCTGGCTTATCAGCCTCCCATAACTTTTTAAAGAATGGGAGACCCAAAGCGTCAGGGTGTATTACTACTTTACCACCATTGATATCAAATAGTTTCATCGTATAGATTCGCAACAATCACAACATAATCCTTCGTTATTAATTTCGCTTTGCTTACTAGCTTCATATTTTTCTAGTCTTACAAAGTAATCTTCAAATAATTTTCCCGGTACTAAAAAATATTCTGTTTTATTGTATCTATCTTCAATACCATAAAAACTGATTATTATATCTCCAGGTTTAGCTGTATATTTATGTTCACCATTAATATATACTTCGCTCTCTTCTTTTATACAATATGCATTTCTAAGAAGGCTGTTAGACCCCAATGGTGCTGGATTCAAATTGTTATCTAATTCAATAGGATAACATTCATTACTTATTAAAACTTTCTTCATAATTACTCAATTACTTCTTCAACACTAGGTTCAAAATTCTCTGGCATGAATTCTTCAGGGTGCTGAGCTCTATACTCTTCTTCAGCTTTAGTATTAGCAATAGCATCTAACAGTTGATAGAATTTCAATTCTACTTCTTCTCGTTGTTCAGCAGGAATAGTAGGCATCAACTTTTCAATAGACTGCTTCATTACTTCTTCAGTAAATTCACCTTGTACAGTTTCTGTTCTGTAAGGCAATCCGTTAATGTTAACATCAATAAAATTTCCAACACCTGATGCACTCACTGGAGTAATTGTAATATTAAGTTCTTTCATATTCTTATTATTTATTTTCATTATTTTGTTCTGCTGTAACTTCTCCAAATCCTTTTTCTCCTCTTTCAGTTTCACTTAGCTCTTCTACTAAAGTGGGTTCTAATATAGAACAAGGTACAATAACTAATTGAGCAAATGGTTCATCTATAGTATATACTGTAGGAATAGCATCTGTAGTTACTTTAAATTTAGCCATCAACTCTCCACGATATCCAGTATCTATTAAACCTACTCCATTTGTTAAAGCTATAGAACGTTTACTAATTGAAGACTTCATCATAAGTAAGCCACAATATCCTTCAGGAATCTCTACCGCTAAATCAGTATGATATACAAGTACTAACTTTCCGCTATTATCTACTTCTTGAGTAATACGAGTAGCATACAGATCCAATCCAGCATCTCCTGCTGTAGCTCTAGTAGGCAACTTACCTTCAGACTTCTTAATCTCTTCTGTACCGTCTTCTTTCTTTACTGAGTAATCTAACTTTTTAAATTTCAATTGTTCCATAAATCTTTTTCTACTTTTCTATAACCCTCTTCTAAAACTTCTACTATCTCTTTAATTATTTCATTCTTAGTTGTGTCAACATTAAGACCTTGTGTAATTTCTTTAGAGTGTACAATTCCATGAGTAATACCTTCTTCATTTTTACGTATTAAGTGAACGTGTAAAGTAGGATTACCGATACGATTTTTATTTACATCTATATCCTATGTTTCCCACCAAATAGCTTCTAAATTATTCATCTTGTTCAATATCTTTTGTATTAATACTAATTGCTTTACCATGATGAAATCCCCAATCTAAGAATACTGTATTACAAAGTACATGATCTATATGAGGTAGTCCACTTTCAGGATCTATTAATTCTCCTTTGTCTATAGCAGTAAGATGTCTTAGTAATGCTGCTTTATATCTTTTCCAAAAATCTGGAAGATTTTGCCAACTATTATCTGAGTATTTCTGAGCTCCATAAGTAAGTACCTTACCAATGTTTTCAACAACATCTAATGGAACTAGATCCATTCTTACTTTACCACAATCATATTTCTTACCATCATTCTCCATCTTCAATATACTTATTAGTTAAACAATTGTACAATCCTTTTATCTGTAGCTGTCTAGTTTCAATGCTGTCTGTATCTTTCAACTTAGCTAAACCTTCTAGAATATCATCCACGAATTCATTGTATGTTAAGGAATAGTTGTTGATCTTCTTATCTGCAACTTCCATTAACTCCTTTAACTCTTCACTAATATTAGATCCAAATTGTTTAACGTTGTTTTTCTCAAATTCCCATAGAGCTAATGAATCTTCTTTACTTTGTCTTTCCATATTCTTTCATTACTTTAACAAAACATCCAGCAACCCAACCAACTAAGTAAGCATATCCTTCATTGCCACCAGTTGAAAAATCTTCATTATTCATACCTGTAATTTCAAAGTAATAGTCAGAAATGTGAACAGATTCATGGGCTATGTTAGCACTATCTACTAACTCTGGCTTATATATTATACACAGTATTCCAGTAAAATAGTTAAAGTTTTGAATAACAGGTCTACATTCAGCTACTACATCATCATGATAAGCATTGGTCATTGCATCTTGAGCATTTTCTAGTATCTTATTGAATTCTGGAGTAATCTCTAATATAGAGAACTTCTTGCATAGAAACTGTATATCTTCCTCACTCTCTACTATAGCTATCCAAAGTGTTCTAGGATACATATTATTAAACTTTCTTAGTATCATATTCTTAATAGTCTACTGTCACTAATTGCTACATACATCTGTATATTGTTAAGTAATACAGGATCAAAGTAAATAGAATCTAACCAGTGAATTTTATAATTGGGTGTTAAGCATTCTTCAATAAACTGTCTCATTTTGTTTCTTTATATCTCTTTTTTAATTTAAGTTTAAATAAGTAAGCAAACATAATATCTTTAGTATCTTCATCGTTTGACATTACTTCTTTAGCAAACTTAAATGGACTATTGCATATTACTTCTATAACAGGATAAGGTAAATTATATTTGTTTGCCAGACTTGAGTAAATTGATATCTTTTTTTGCTGTTGCATTTATATAATATTCACTAGTTTCTAACTCTGTTAAAGATTCTCTGATAGTATTAGGTCTAATAGAATTTATTATTACTACAATATCAGATTCATCTAAATCGCGATTTCTGTATAGTATATCAGATAATTTCTTGATTTCTTTATTAGAGTAAGGTTTCTTCGGAACGAAAGAAGTTAATTTCAGATTAGAACGTAAGTTAAAAAGATGTCTGAAATATCGTACTAACCTATTACTTCTATTCTCTACATGTACTATATGCCCATTGTCAAAGATCATATAGAAATGTTTATTATTTATTTTATTATTCATTTACTCTTAGTATTAACGTTATTTGCACCCTATCTTTTATTATCTCTGGAATTAGTATCTTATTAACTACTAATTCATCTTCTGCTTTTCCCTGTACTAAAAGACCCTCTTTCTTGAACTTACTTATATATCTACTTAAGTTATCAGGAGTAATACCCATAGTACTTTTAATCATCCTACGATTGTCAGTATTAGCCACATTTTTACTTACACCAGGTATTGGAGTAAAGTTCACATCTAATTCAACGAACTTAGTAAGTAACTCCAATTCCCTATTTGTAAGTTGTAGTATACCATTTAAAGCGTTAAGGTATTCATAGTAAAGATTGCCTTTATTAACAGTCTTTACTAATTTATTCATCTAACAAATCTTTAATACTATTGAGAACTTTATTTAAATTATGGTATACAGTTTCTGCTTCTACTTTAACACACTGTTGAACATTGCCTTCATTATAATCCTTCATCAATTCGTTATAATCTTTAGTATATGTATCAATCAAAGTATTAACGTATTCTTTTACTTTCTCTAACTTATCGCAGCAGCATTCACATTCATCCACACTTTCTTGTGCTTCTTCACTGTACCAAATTACATAATCTTTATTGGCTAATTCTTCCATAGTAGAAGAATCAAACGCCATTGAAGTATAAGTTTCTGTATCTGATACTACTTCAGATTTCTGAAGTTCCCACAAGTTTAAATCTTCAACTTTAGTAAACACATCACCTTTTTCAGCGAAGCTAAAATCCTTAATTACTTTGTATCCTTCCATATGTCTAACTTTTTATTTAATATCTTTTGTTTAAATTCTTGTATCTTATTAAAGTTTTGTTTACACTCTTCGTAACCATCAATTCTACCTTGGTCATAACCTTCTTTCTTTCCTTGACGATAAGTAAGAGCACCAAAACCAATAATACTCACAAGTACTATTATTATTGTTCCCATAATGCCCTTAAAACGTATTAATATAATAAGTGTTTAAAATATTTAACATTTATTAATGTTTAGTAAAGTAATAGTAAAAAGAATGCCCTGCTTTGATGGCAGGGCAGCGATTTAATACTCTAAAAACATTCAATTCGTGAATGATAGCTTATTTAACGACTTTGGCTACAACGTCGTATGGCTTAACTAATTGTGAGTCTTTAAATAGATCAAAGTCTTTAGCAAATTTCTTTGGGTATACTATAGTATCACCAACCTTAATGGTACTATCAGCACCGGTTGGAATAGATAGAACAATACCTTTTGCAAAATCTGATTCAACTTCTTTAGTATGAGTCTTTACTTCATACTTATTAAAACCTTCTTCATCCTTTTCACCAGTAGGGATTTGCTCTGTATATTCTTTAGTAACCATGATAGGAGCTAAAGGTTTTACCAATATATCTTTTTCAAAACTATATTCCAATCCGTTTACCACTGTTTCTAGTACTTTATCTTCCATAATATTTACTTTATAATATCTATTAACGCAGTAAGTAAAGTAAGGTTACTCATCCATATGATTAAATTTGCGCTTAAATATATATCCTTTATGACATATATCCATTCTATCTTTAAAGTTAGCGCAATTCATATTATTAACAAACGCACAACCTACACAACAACCTTTACTAAGTTCAGGAGTAGCTATATAAGTTTTATTCCTGAAAACATACTCAATTCTATCTGCTTTTTTTTGTTCGTTCTTTTCCATAGTAATACCGTTTTAGGGGGCTACCTTTTTATTCAACGACCGCCAGAAAGGTAGCTAAACTGAGCCTACTTACGATTAGGATTCCCTGGTGCGCTTCTACTTTACAGTAACTTCTTTAAGCGTGGAATGTACTACGATCCCGTGTACTTAGGGCACATTACTTTGTTAATTTATTTAGTATGATATAAGCTAGACACCCTAACATACCTACTAAACATAGTGCAGTAAATTCTGTCATTTAACTGTATTTATTTCTTTCTTAAACTGTTTATATAAATCTTCAGAGAAAGTATATTCTATTTGTCCTGGTAAAGTAAAGGATCTATAATTATCATTTAATTTATAGTTCTTACTTATCTTACTTAAGTAAAGGCAATTAGAATACTGCTAATCTCTTTGTCTTATGAAATAGTAATTCATGCTTCTGTTATTATAAATCCATACAATCTCATTAGATTCTACTAAGTAGAAGAACTTAGTTTATATACTTCATTTGCAATAAAGTTTATATCATCATTTGAGTACATATTGTTAATAATAAGTTAATAGTAATTCTAAAGTAATAGGACTTACATCATCTACTTTAGTTAATTCTTCTAATATATCTTCTGTATTCATACTGTATTTAACTGTATCTACTGTATACAGTAACGTATATTTAACTATATTGGTTATTATTATTAACATTTATTATGAATATTTATTTAAGTTTAATAGCTATTTTTTAACATTATTTAAAATAAAAATATATAAAAAATTTTTTGGTGAAGAAATCTACGTGTGTTAAGCTATCCCTAAACAAGACCCCTATAACCTCGTTGCGCGGGAAGACCCCGTGCACTTTGGTTAAACGTTCGATAAATCTCACTAAAACAATATTAGCATATGAAATTCAAAGTTGAACATGAAGGAGATGTTTACGCAGTCGCTATCGCAACTGGTACATCTACAGATGGACGTAAGTACGCAAACGTACTTTTGAAAAAAGAAGCAGTTCTCGCTATTCGCTCTAACTACTCTTTATTCCTCGATCCTAATGACGAAACACTTATGAATCAGTTAAATCTTACAGATTTAACCTATTCTGAAGATGGGACACGTAAAGTGACTTTACTTAAAGAACCAATTAAACTTCAAGAGAAGTATAAATTGATAAGTGTGAGTCATGCGCCTTACAAGGTTGATGACAGAGTCATTAGAAGTACATACTGCGTATGTGAAGAATCTGACAGCACGCAAGCTACTGTCGATAGAGCTGTACAGAGGGGTTTTGACAGAGCTGAAAGCTTCTTCAAAAACCCAGGATTTTACGATGATTATCGTAAATTCGTACTCTTCGATGTATCGAAGGAGGAGCTTGAGAGTCTGTTACAACAGACTGAAGAACTGGAGGATTAATTCCTCCAGCATCTTCCTTGTTATATTAATATATAGCCTAACCTAACATCATTCCTATGTTATGCCATATATACTACTCAGACTCTAACATGACTTTAGAAGATTATGGAAGAGTAATATTTGCTATAATAACAGTAATAGTAATATACAAAATAATATTACATATTAGTAACCATAATAACAAACATAATGAACCATCAGATTAACATTGATGAAGCTATTGCTATTGCAAAAGAATATCATCTTGAAACAGAAGTAACCGAATGTATCAAACAAGGTATGTCACCAATCGAAGCATTAATCGAATGGGACTTAATATAAACAAAAAATATGATAAAACTTATAAATATTATAACGCAAAACATAATATTACTAGGATGTTGCGCTATATCAATATTTATATTATTTGTATTAATCACATTTATTAAAAATGTAGACGATTTGGCAGCAATAACAAATATGTATGACTATATACGTATGCAAAATATAACGATAAAGATTGATACAATATTATTTACAGTAATAGTAATATCCTATCTTAATAGAATTAACAATACTATCTAGATTTGATTATCTTTATAGTAACTAAACAGAAAACCAGCGCTGTAAAGACTGGCATTTTTTCGTTTAACTTAATAGTTGTAGGTACATATACTTTAAACCTTCAAATATTATGATTTAAAAACAACCAGCCCTAGGTGAGTGGAAGTTCCACTTTTAAAAGTCCTAGGTTGTCCTAATGCCCAAGGGACATAATAAAAGCGGGCAAATTTATCTATTTGGTTATAGATAAATCAGAAGATACTCAAAACTAATACTCTATGACATAGGAGTATAAACTAAACTTGGTTAATCACTAGGAGTGTCTAAGTGTTGGCGGCTCGGAAAGACGAGCAATTCAAAAACTCAATAACTTCCCAAGACATTGAGGGCACCAGTTTCTTTATTATAAAACGCGCGCAAACTATCTAATAGATGTGAGTTGCTGCTCATAAAGTTTTAGGTGTAAAGTGCTAATAGTTTATTTCTATATTGTAAGGATACAGCCATACTATCCTTTACTTTATTATTACTTAACCATACACTACAGTCTGTGAAGATAGTAGTGTTTTAAACAGATTATTAACTTAAAACTATATATATGAAAGGATTTATCAAAAAGTTTTATCAAAGATTTATCTGTAAACACGATTATCATCTAATAGGTGAAACAAAAGAATTTCATACATATTCAGATATATTCATATACAGATGTTCTAAATGTGGAAAAATTAAACTTAAATACGGAATCAAAATTGAAATAAAATGCTAAGGTATACAATTTTAGATATCATTATCAACGATAATGATAATATATCACAAGAAACATTTGAATGCTTCACAGAAGCTATTGAAGAAAATCCAAAAATTGATCTTATAAAATACATAAATCAAGAAATAGGAGAAATAGGAGATACTCAACATCGTATAATTTTACGATATGATAATGAATTCATACCTGTAGTAAAAAATATTATTGCAGACTTTAATCTAACAAATAATATTAAAAGTTAAAATTATGAAAACCAGAAAACACTTTATCAGAAAGTACGAACTCTTAGCAAGATGTATTCAAACTAACTTAGAGTTATTTATACTACAATAGTAATGCAGCCAAGAGACAGTGGCAAGCCTGACAGAATGCAGAGCCTTAACTACATGTAGTATTAGTATCATCGTAGTGTGTGGTACGATTATTGTAAGCACTATCTAAACTCAGTATAAAGGAGTTTTCACTATTTTAGATTTGAAAAATAGTTCTGAGCATCTGTCATTAGATGAACAAAGAGTGACAACGTAACTATGCGTAAATAGTAGGGGACAGCATTAGCTGTCCTCTTTATATGTTTAATCAATAAACTAAAAAAAAGATATGACATTAGAACAATTTCAAAATCTTAAAATCGGCGACATAGTAGTAGCTAAATTAGTTAACTCAAAACAAAGTCGCGTTAACCCTGTTACTAACATTGACAGAGGAAATCTAAAACTGCACATAGGTAAAAGTGGAAAATGGCGTAGCTATTTGCAATTTGAAGTATTAACTGCGGATTACGTAGTTAAATGGATCAAACGAAGAATAGATAGTAAATCATCTCCTCATTTTACTATTGAAATTAAGAGTGATACTGAAGTAACATTTAAAGTTCATAAAAAAGTACAATTCAATCAATGAAAAAGTTAACAGAACAACAAAAAGTCAGAAGGCAAATATTATTTAATATGCCTTATTTATTGCTTACTTTTCTTATTAAAGAAAAAGTATTAGATAGCTTTTTAGACGGCAGTAGTAAATATGCTCATGATAATAAAATAAACCTAGAATCATTTTATAGAATATTAAGAATTCCTGATATGGCAATTGAATGTACACTTATATGGAGATATACAAAAGAAGGACATCATTTTTGGAGAAAACTTCACAATAAATATAAAAACATATGGGAAATGAACGATTCTGGCGCATTGTTATTACTATCAGATTATTAGTATACTTACTAATATTATTAGCAATAGTAGTAACAATAGTATTTGTAGCAAATAGTATTTAATCAATAAATAATTATTATGCAAAAGTTGATGTATTTTTTATTTGGACTCATAACTGCATTATTTGCAGCTGTAATGATTATTGAACATCAAGGAATATATTTCTTTGATGAAGAAGTGTACGGACTGTTATATACCGATTATTGGAATTATTGGTATTACTCTAAAGTAGTGATAATCGCACTATTTATATTCTGCGTATTATCTTTTGTATATACACTTGGCAGTGGATATAAAGATAAAGACAATGGATACAAAGAAATCAAACCAAGCTGATTTAGCAGATATATGGTGGGATAAATTTGAAAACTGGTATGAAACACATCCAGTAACAAGAGTATTAATTGTAATAGATGCAATATTAATAGCATTTATATACTTAGTATTAACTTAAAACATTATCAAAATGAGTGAATTTTTATTATTACATGACAATGAATCAGGAGAAAAGCCAGCCGCTGTAAGAAAAAGTATTATCTCTTCAATTCTTCCATCAGAAGATTATTCAGAAGGATCAACTATCTTCACTAAACTTGATGACGGAGAAACTATGATTCTCGAAGCAAAAGAGTCAGTAGAAGAGATTTATAACATGTTAAACGATTAAACAACATTTATCAAAAATGAAAAGTAAATACGTATTTTGGCTAATTGCAGCAATAGTAGCATTAGCAATTTTTATCAGTTGTGCAAGACCTCGTAGTCCTAAAGAAAAACAAATCCCTGAAACGGACACAATTGAACAAGTAGTAGCACCAACAGTACAAGAAGTGCTACAATGGCGTGAAAGTATGAGATTAGACAAGTATGTAGATAGTGTGTTCTTAGTTATACCAGAACAAGTACTAACTCAAATACTTGTAACTAAAGGTACAGATTTATCAAATCATGAAATTGTTTCTATTTATATTAGTAACAAAGACTTTTATGATAAATTAATAAAGAGGAGTATGGATATACAAAAGGAATATATACCAGATAGTATGCCAAGGTCCTCATTACCACAACTTAATAGTGACTCAATTCATGAAGCTATTAATTATTAAATTAAACAAGGTTACTTCAGTCTGTGAAGATAGAAGTAATCGTTCTTACTGTGAGAATCAGTGACAAACATGTGGGGCTTATATCTAATCATTTTAGATGGCAGTATTACTGTCGTCTGAAGGTAGGTGGAGGAGATTAGTATTAGTGCAGACGTTAAAACCATGTACTCCAATAAGATTAGTTTGACAGCTATATCTGCTTATGAGTTAAAACTAAGTGAGAGTCATTTTAATTAGTATTTCAATTAAGCTGTATTAGTGTAGAAGTTACACAACGATGTGAATCGTCAAGCCTGCAATATACTGCAATATATTGTATAAACTGTTACATGCCTTCTTTATTTACTGTAAGCGTACAGTAGAAAATGTGTGTTAATATATAATTAAGATTGATAAAACCATCTAGTTGCAGCTAGACGTCCTCAAAATATTGTATAATTAAAACTATTAAATATGAAAGAATGAATATTTTTAAGAAAATCAAACTGAAAATCAGTAGTTACAGAAGGCTAAAAGCCTATCATAGTAACATCAAGCGACTTGCTGAATTAGAATTATTAGATAATCCTAAACGGCAGAAAGAAGTTGCATTACGTTCACAATGTTTAATTCATGGGCACAAATGGAAAAATGAGCCTAATAACAATGAATTAAATATTCCTATTACTAAAAGAACTTACTGTGAAAGATGCGGTAAGTACTATAGTCAAGAAATTTATAAACAACTTTAAATTCATATCAAATGAAATCTTTAAACTTTGTAATTATTGGAATCCCTACATCAATCAATCAGGAAAGTATTGTAACAGCAGTAGCTCTTATGGCTAAAAAACTTGGTTTATCAGAAGTACATACAGAAATACTTGAAACAAGTAAATTTGTAACTAGTTCTTCAAATAAACAAATGATTGAAAACATCTTGAAAGATGTTATTACTGTGTGTACAGCAGCTGGTCTAATGAATATCGCTGCAATTAATGCCAATTTTTGGAAATTAATTGAAGATGGTAAGTTAACTAGACCACAAATTGAAATGATGCTGGATGAAAAAGAAGTTACAATTGAGTATCTCAACAAAAAGGGATGTGCTTATATCTTTGATCTTTTAGTACAAGCAATTAGAGTGTTATAATTATGGGAAAGACCTATAAAGAATCTCATTTTCCAGGTTCTAAGCAATCAGGAAAAGCAGCTGAATATCAGTCTAAAAAGAGAGTTAGACATTCTAAAATGCAACCGTATAAAAGGGAAAGAGCTATTGTTTAACTAAGAATTACTAATTAAGTAGTTATGATAGAATCCAATCAACACAGAAGGTTATAACGCCAGACCCCTAAAGGTGATTAATACCTACGGACTATACAACGGTCAACCTTATTTAAGGTCAGGAGAAGGAAAAGGGCTAGCTATCGAATAAGGCGTACGAATAGATAGTATAACTTTCTATTTCTTTACTATTATGTGGACAAAAAAAGAATTAAAAAAGAAAACAAAAGAAGAACTAATAAGTATTATCATTAAAATGCAAATAGATATCAAAGAAGAAAGAGATGAAACCTATCGCAGAAGCTTATTAGATACTTTTTAAGATTAATTCATTCACTTAAATAAATCAATTATTAACAATTAAAAATCAAAAAATTATGAAGAATTTTATGAAATTAACTGCAATTATGTTAGGTGTAGCAATGTTACGTGACAAAGCAACTGATGAAAATTACAACTTTGAAGCTGGTATGAAAAAACAAGAAGAAAAAGACGGTAAAGTTGAAGCATCAGCAGTTACTGAAGCAAAGAAACAGATCCAACAAGAACAACTTGAACGTGAATCTCGTGAAGTAAAACGTAGAATTCAAGATTGTGAAAAAGCTGTTTCTAGAGCAGAAAGATACGGACGTTTTGCATCAAAACACAAGAACATTATGAAAGACTTTTCTGAAGGACTGAAGAAAGCTCAAGCTGAATTTGAATCTACAGGTGATTACAAAGCTTGGGACAAAAAGTATACAGAACTTACAGACAAGAAATATGACGCTATCACAAAAGCGAAAGAAGAAATCTTTGGTTCAAGATACGAAAATATCTATCTTTAATCAACATCCAAATTCTAAATGCTTTTATGCTAAATAGAATAAATGTGAACCCTGCAAACTATATAAGTCGAATTGTCGCATTGAGGAGTTCGGGGCAACATGAACTGAATTGACAGTTCTATTCAATGCTTTTATGCTAGCAATAGGATATTATGCCTACTGATCATGTGCTATAAATAGATCGTTCTTTATTTAAATGCTTTTATGCTAACAAATAGAGGATAGTCTCATAGACGAAAAACAGTAAGTATATCAAAATACATATACATATAGTACTTTTATGTCTATATTTCAATCGAGTCTCTAGCTTGCTAGATGAGCACTTGGTATAATATGTATTCTGTCAAAGACTATAAATTCTAAAGTAATAGCGGCTTTATGCTATTATATACTAGATTTAATGCTTTTATGCTCATAATCAACAGTGTATACTATTACTTTAGAATTACATATTAAGTATAGAGAGTTTGATCGCTCTCTATACTACTAAAAGAGTATATTGCACTATTATATCAACCCAATGATATATGAAAACTCGTGTATGATGTATATCTCTCTAATTGAGGCGTTATCCGGTCTGCCAGGATATGAAGGCGCAGAGGTGTGCAAAACTCTTTATATTTACAACTTAAAATTATTTATCATGAGCTATATTGCAGCAGATATGTGGGGTGAACATCTATTCTATAATAAACCTGTTAGATATGTTCATGAAACAACAAAAAGAAGTTGGTGGATAGATCCAAAACATAATAATTCTATTAGTGTACCAATAGGTACGGCTAAACTATTTAATGATGCAGGATTCTTATATACTCATTATGTACCATTTGATAAAAGAAATATGTGTTTTGGAGATAATCCTATAGAAATAAAAGTATATTGACTGTTAGGTCATTGGATGAATCGTTTGGACGAGGGTTCGACTCCCTCATGCTCCACTATTACAGGTCGCAGTGGAGGCATGCCAGCTTGTAACAGAACAGAAACCAGTTACCGGACCAGTGAGAACCTGCACACTATCTCGCTTGCAAGAGAGAACATGTTGGTGTGCACAAGGGGCATTATGGTTTTGACAGCGAGGATGAAAATGAATAGGTCAATAAACGTCAGAAATGACAAATCTTTTGTAACAGACTATACTCGTATCGCAGCGTGATACGATAAGTCAACGGCTAAGCTAATGTCGTAAAAAGCAGGTTACGGATCGTGCAAATGGATAGACACAGGTAGACAATACTGAAGAGTGCGGGTTCGAGTCCCGCTCCGTAAACAAATATTATCAAAAATTAAAAACAAAAAGTATGAGTATATTAAATTTATTAAAGGAAAAGACTGCTGATGAAAAACAGAACTTTTTAAATTCTATAAGATCTAAAGCATCTTCTAAATTAAAAAATACAGATGATAATAAAATATTAGATGTAATAAGTATAGTAGATGCATTTAATTCATCTTTATCTATCAATAGTTTAGTAGAACAATCTTCATGTGTTCCTAAACAAAATATAGTTTTACCTACAGAAATATTAGGTCAAGGTGTAGATCAGATACCTTTACAAAAATATGATATTATCAGAGCAAAAATAGAAGGGTGTGAACATTATGGAGTAATCTATAAAATAGATACTGAGCTAAATATTGCTTGGGTAGTAAGTATAACTAGCGATATTACTTTAGATAATTTAATTCCTATTAAAAAGAGTAGATTATTTAAAACATTCTTTGTAGCTTATTTTCATCCTATATTCTTAAATAAAAACAATTATACTTTTTGTAATGTTTTTGATAATAAAGAAGAATTTGATGAAACTATAAGAATTATTAAAAAGTATTATAAAACAAATTTTAGAGTATGAAAATAGATTATAACAAAACAGCAATTATTCCTTTAGATTATAGTAAAGGAAGTAAAGGTTTATGACTAGCAGTTAAAAAGAATAATAAATATATTCTGAGATTACTAGCTATATTTGAAACATCTCTCATTGAACAAATCAAAATAAGTAATAGAGATTTGTTTGATTATAATGTATTTTATAGTCTAAAAGAAGCATTGTTAGATTATGATTTTACTTTAACTAAAAAGAATTATAATCAATTAGACGCTTTAGCTTCAATAAACGAAAAGAAACATTATGAACAATACTTAAAAACATTTTGTAGATGAAAAAGACTTTAAATCAATTAAAGGCAAGTCGAAGGAACTTATCTCTTATGCTTTTAGCTGGTATGATTACTAAAAGGATAGAACTTATTTTAATTAATGGTACTATTAGCAATACAATATATACAATCAGATGTCACTTCGGATATAAAGAAACAAAATTTAAATATAAACATGAATAAAAAAGGCTTAAGAGGTTTTATTAGGAATAAATTGCCTAAAACTTGGGAAATTGTTCTTACAAGAGAACGTAAACTTACTGCATTCATTGAGTATGTATATGAATCAACTCCATCAGTAATGAAGGGAGGTAGAGGTTGGCGACGTGGTGTACATAACATTACAGTCGGATACAATAGATGCAAAATCTATGAAATGTTTCAAGCTGAAAAGAGTAAAGAAGGCTTGATATATTGGGTAGGCGTCTATAATAAAATTAAAGATCTTGAACATCAAATGAATTAACATGGAAATTGTTCAATATGTTCGCTGGACTGAACCAGGAGAGCGAGAAAGACTACAAGAAGTAATGCAGCAATGCAGTGGAGAAATGGAATTTAGAAAAAAAGTAGCTTCTGAATTCAACATTAGTCCAATGGATGCAGCAGTTGTAGTAAAAAGATTCAAAAACGAATTTATCAAAATACTTAAAACAAAAGGATTATGTTAAAAGCAGGTATGTGGATCGCACAAGGTCCAGAAACTAATGTATTGCTCCTTTTAAGCGGAGTAGAACCATTATTAGAAGTAGTAGGTGCAATTGATCTTAATTACTTTAAACAGAATGGTAAAGCTAAAGATCTTACTAAAGACAGTCCTGAAGTAGTAGATATTATGATGTATCCTGAAAAGTATACATTTGCATTACCATCTATTACTGAAGTAGTTGATAATGTAGGTATTGGTGATTTACAGACTCTAGAAGGCTTAGGAGAAGATTCTAGAAAAGATAAAATCATCGAAGAAGGTATTGCTTACTATAAATCAACTTTACCATTATATGGTATAGAACAAGCTAAAGTAAGAACTAGACTGCATTTAAAGAAGAAATACAGCCTAAAAATGTCTCAAGCTAACTATGTATTTACTGTAATTTGTAAAGCACTTAACAGAGAACCATAATGAGCGATTTTAAGAGACTTATTGAAGCACTCAATGCTGAATTAGAGGAACCTTATAGGTTTACTTTAGACAAGATTATATCTTCTGCAAATTTTGATACTAAAGTATTAGGATATGCAGATAGTGTATTGGATGATTGGGCAAATATACCACCTAATTTAAAATCTAAGATAGTTACTAGTAACACTTGTCTAAGTATCAATAAGTGGATAAATAGAAGACTGTGGATGGATATTCTTAACAATCTATTAGAAGATAAAATATTAAGTCTTCAGACTAGATTAGTAAGAGTAAGGATTGCTATTAATATGTCATTGAAAATGGCATATCCTCTCAATGAAGAAGAGAAAGAAGAATGGAGAGAACATATCTCAGATGTATTCTACAAAAGATGTCTAGCAGTAAATAATTATTATTGCAAAGAAATTATAAAACTTCCCTTCTGAATTTAAGGATTGTAGTTATTGGGTTAACTACAATCCACTAAAATTTAGCTATATGACACAAGAAATAATAGATCTAGTGGAGCAAGCTAAACAAGGTTCTCAAAAAGCATTTAGTAAATTATACTATAAGTATAAAACTGATATTTGGTACACGATTATGGGTGTAGTTAAGAATATAGATGTTGCTGATGATTTAACATCAGTAGTATTTACTAAAGCTTATGAGAAATTATCTATGTATACTCAACATATTTCATTTAATATGTGGTTAAAAACTATTGCTGTTAATGCATCAATAGACTATATACGTAGAAACAAAAAAGAGCAATTAAATAACTATGTTGATGAGGATGAAAATCCAATTCAACTATCTGCTTTAGAGAGAAGTCCTGAAGAAGATTTAATTCTAAAGGAAAAATTAGATATAGTCTTACAAGCTATACCTACTCTTAAAAAGAAATATAGAGATTTAATTAATGCTCGTATAGATGGTATGTCTTATAAAGAGATAGCCAGTAAGCTTGCAATGAATGAATTAGCTGTAAAAGGTGATTTAAACAAAGCAAGACAAAAACTTAAACAGAAAACAGATTATTAACAAATACTTTCAACAATATGACTAGTTTTTGTTTACTCCTTTTAGGAGCATTAGCATCTTTTATCATTTCTAGAATGTGTAAAAGTGCTAGTTTGTACGTATTCTTAGTATGCGTACTTTTACTAGGCTTTGTTGTAGGTACTGGAGTAAAAAAGGTAGTTGCAAATACCTCAGATACTCCTTCTCAAGAGTTAGTTGTTACTATGGCTCCTAATCCCACATCTCAAGGTTCTACTGCTTTTGTAGGGACAGTAGATAACCAATCTTATGAAATGGGTCAGGAAGACGGAGGTGAGACGTTAGTAACAACTGATAGAGAAGATATACCTACCATGCCTAACAATGCAGAGATAGAAGATGACAGTTGACTGCACTTAATTTCATAATTTAAGTGTATTAATTGTTAAGTTATTAATTTATTTAAAACATAATCAATATGGCAAAAAGAAATAAAGGTGGAAAGACTCCAAGTGCAAAAGCAGCAAGAAACTTAGAAGCTTTGAAAAAAGCTAAAGAAGCAGTAGAAGCTTCAGCTAAAGTAGAAACAACAAAAGTAGAAGATTCTAAACCAGAAGAAAAGAAGCCTGAAGAGAAACCAGCTGAACAAAAGAAAGGTGGTATCTATCAGACTCCAATGGGTAAATCAGCATATGAAACTCATATGTTGTGCACAAAATCACCGTATATGAGTCTACTTTCTCTTAAGATTGAGAAAGACAGCAAAGGCATTGAAAATATCAAAGCCGAGTGGAAGAACAACGAAACTAGTGAAACTACTAGTGTCCTCTTCCCAGTATCTAATGTAAAGAAGGGAAACGGAATTGACGTTAAACGGATTAAGGAAGGAATTAAGAATCCTATTCCTGCTGAAGTTCCTGAAACTAAACCAGTTGAAGAACCAAAGAAGGAAGATCCTAAACCCGCATCTACTGAAAAGAAACCTAAACAGCAGAAGTCGAAGAAGGAGAAGATAGAAGAAGTAGAAGCTGAAGAAATTGACATCAACAATACTCCTACTATTAAAACAGCCGCAGCTCCTGCGCCCAACATTGTAACTCAGAACAGTGACAGAATTGATGCAAATCACTCAGTAGATTTGATGAACGCAATTCTGAAACGCCGTGAAGAGATTAAAGATGATCGGGCAATGTATCAAGCAACAGGAAAACAGGCAGACCTTATGATGTTTGTATTAATTCAGAAATGGAATGACCAATTTAAGAATGATGCAAAAGAACAAGGTTTTACTGTAAACGAAGAAATGTTTGCATATTTGAATGAAACAGCTTCTTTGTTCCTCGGTGTTAATTTGCTTCCTAGCAAAACATCTGATGGACAGCTTGAGATTAACTTCAAAGATGCTGTCGCAAAGACAAATCCTGAAATGCAGAAAGCTTTAGAACAAGATGCTAAAGTTCCGCAAACTCAGGAAATGCCAAAACCCGAAGAATGTGTTACCGATGAACAGAAAGTAGCGGCAATGTGTACTATTATGAACATGCGGCACAAGCAGAAGTCAGGAGGTATAGGTAAGAACGTAGCAAATATGATTGAATTTGCACGGGAAGCCTATAAACTTGACAAAGATGCAGAACCAGCACAAGTATTAGCAACTGTATTACTTAAGATGAAGGAAGCAGGACGAAACGCTACATTACTTGAAGGTTGTGCGAATGCTATTTGGGGTAACCTAACAGGTAATTTGTCAGTTTTAGCATCTCATGCTTGGCTTAAGAATCAATTAACAACATACAACGATGCGCAAGTTGCTAATGTTGTGAAAGTATTCTTAGCTAAGAAGATTGCTGATGAAACTGCAAAAAACAATAACTACGAAGAAGAAGCAAAACGGTATTCTCAATTAATTAGTGGAACTAATGACGATCTGATCAATCGTATTATTACTTCTGCTAATAACGAAGGTAAAGATGAAGACAAACTTGTATATCCAGAAATCAAGGGTCTAAATCTTAAAGGTAAACACATTTCAGCAATAAAGACTGTAAACAATATGCGTATTGCTTATGGAGCAGAAATGAATGATAAGATGTTGAAACAAGTAATGCAGAAAGTATCTGGCTTGTATACATCAACTTCTTTAAATCCTCTTACTTTCTATGTTGAGAAATCTGCGTATGCTACTAAAAAGTAACAATTAACGCATTATCAAAATGAGTAAAAAACCAACAGTTTTATTTACGCTAGCAATGCTAGCTTTCGGTGGATATGTAGGATTTGTAACTAACTATACAAATACCGCCACCGCACACGAGTATGTGATTCCGAAGTTCACAGATGTACCTCGGACAAAAGACTTTAATATTGATATTAATTTGAACAATAACGCTATAAAATTAAATGGACAAAGCAACCCAGAACAAAATATCAATGTTGAAATCAAAAAGAAAGACAGTATCATCTATCTAACTTCTATTGTAGAGAAGGAAGTACCTAAATACATTAAGGTAAGAGAACTGCCATCAGTTAAAGAGAATAAAACCACTTGTACGGATATTCTCCAAATACTAAAACAACAACAATCAGAGAGGATAAATCTGAGTCGCAACTAGAACAGCCAATGCGATTATAGAGCTATAATGGTGTATATCCAGAGATATCTAAATCAAAGGATTAGAAAGTAAATGGTTAGATTGCTTTCTTAAAATTAAGATAGTACAGAATATTAGTAGGAATAGAGTATAGCTACAACTATAGGCTATTACTGAAAGTATAATAACTTATTGTGTTTATATACTATCTATAAACTGAAGAGGCAATAAGATAGAGGGAGAGCGTGTACAACCCTCTTGTTTTTGGTGAGAACCGACTGGAGACAGAAACAGAAGACGCAATTAGTAGAGAGCAGTCTACAAAATTAAACAGTACAAGGGGAACGAAATCCTCTTAAGTTACTCGCAGACTTATCATAGTTTGAATCAAGAAGGAGTAATAAACACGATGATGCCCAACAAATCGTAGTGTCCAAGACTACGTGCTGAACATTATCGAGCATATAACGCTCTAGGGTAGCTCCAAACTCCCCTTTATGGCACAGACCATATAAAAATGTCAGTATAGTGTTCTATACTTATCTAAACAGTTATATTGTAACTTAATACGTTTAGAGATAGTATATATGAAGGTACTTAATTATAATATTATAGCACTACTTATTGAAAAAATATTGATAGATTATCTGGATTAGGTGTAAAGCCTATGCATAATGTTATGATACCAGTTCATAACTAATCCTAAGCTTGTATTACTATACACTCCAGTATAGAGGGATAGAGTGACAAAGTGAGTAGTAGATTGTGTGCCTATTGGCTGAGTAGCAATGATCCAATATTAATAAATAAGGAATCCTGCAACGGACCTCTTTAGGAAATAAGGAGTATGTGAGTTCAAGTAATATTATAATAAACTCAGTTGTTATCTATCTGAGTATAAACCTAGAGTGCTTTGCAACAGGAATATAAAGATAACTAGCGGATGAAGTGCGCAATAACACTATTTCAATACTAAGTGAAAGACATAAAGCTTAGAAGTACTAAATAATTTTATCCAGAAGCATAACTGGAGTTTTATCAAATTTGCACAAGGTGAGATACTCTATCCTTAAGAGTATATGTGAAAGTGAGCATCGCCCTACTCCCAGGTTGAAGAGAAGCAAACACATTAAGAGACGGACACGAAGCAGACCGGAGAAAAATCTGTGCATTGCACTAAGTAGTAGTCTTAACGGGAAGTGACAGAATGTAAATCTATTTAGGAAGTCTCTATTTATGAGAGAATAAACATGTTTAACTTAACTAATGAGGAAGTTCAATGGTAGGTTTTAGGACGAGTAGTGATAAGAAGACGAAAGTAAATCCGAGCCACCCTCGACTGTACAATATAATTGCTGACATTTGAAACATTTAAAGTATATTGCGCAACAATATATGTAAAGTGACGCTGATTCCTTACATTAAAGGATGATAGGTGGAAATCCTAAAGTTATGTGCAGAATAAGAACAAAGTCGTAAGTACACGCAGCCTTAGAATAAACTATTAGGCTATAGAGTGGGTGTTTTGAAACATAAACAGCTCAAAATAAAATTCGGTAGAAGTATTACCGATAGTGAAGTAACAGTTGTAGGTTATGAATCATATACAGTACTCCTTACTATAATAGGAAAAGAGCACGTTATGGTTACTGTTAGGCTCTTTAAACAATCAGAAACTAGCATAGCATTCGATTTTCAGATAATTTCAGTTATAATGTTATTTGATGGGTATAAATCTCCTACCGTTGGAGTCCCGTTATACCTCTTTAGGTATTAACTAGCATAGCATTCGATTTTCAGATGTCGAATTACATATCTTTTCATAGTTTAGTATTAATAATTTTATGAAGAACGGCTGACTCATCTGTCTCATGAGTAAAGTCCTACGGGGAATGCCGAGTGAAGTAATAACATCACGTTCTAGTAGTAATATTAATAATATAAAGACTTATCTTATAGTTTTCAGATTACTTATCAAATCTTAGCAGAATTTCGTTATAGAGTTTTACTGTTTGAATACAAGAAGTGGTTTTTAAGTTTTTAACAAACGAATAGATATTAGACACTATTCCACTTAGATAAAAGAACTCTATAGCTTACTTTTTAAATTAACTTAGTATTAACTTACTCCGTAGGTGGAATCAACCACGGAATCAAGAAAGGAGAGATTATGGAAACAACAAAATATGAAAGCGTGTTCAAAAATCCAGAAGGTTTTACTCAGCAAGAAATTACACAGTTACGTACTAAAGTAATTGCATTTAGCCGGGCTTTAGTTGGTCGGCGGTTGGCAATCCCCGTAAGTGATAATTTAGATTTGAATTACAAGAAAAAAATGGCTGGTGATATGCCAGGTCTTGTACTTGCAAATCCGATGAAGAAGTATATGATTGAAACTGTTGATTTGTTCAACGTAGATATCGTGCGGACTGCAAATGGTAAGATTGTTATTATGTTTAATAATGACGAAAAGTTGCAGTTTGATTTACGGGCAGATGTAGATATCGTATTGAAAGCTGGTCCGAAAGATGTTCAAGATGCTATCTTGAAGTTTGAAGCAACTGGAGAACGGTCTCCGTTCTGGAATGTTAAAATGGTAACAGAAGTTGTCACTCAGTTGAATCAGAGTAATTTGACTGATCTTAATAATTTTATTGATGAATTAGCAAATCAGGGAGCTTCTCTGGAACAGATCAACAAGATTACTAAGGACGACACTACTGCTTACTACAAGAGCATCGACGAGTAATTAATCTTAAGTACATAAAGCTATGGCAACAAGTAAAAAGCCAATAGATTCATATCACTTGCAGATGTTACAGCTAATTATGTCTGATCCTCGTATTCAAAATAATTTGCTAATGGATGGGAGCAAAACAATTAAAGTTGGACACGATGGAACAGTATTAATAGGACGCCACAAATATGGTTGGGTAAATAAGTGGTTTAACTCCTATTACGTAATAGACTTTTTTAGTTTAGTACAAAGAATAGCTTTTATCATTACAGGTGTAGAAAGTAACCATTGCGATAAGTCAGGTTTGGTTGGGTTTCTGACAGAAGCAATTGATAAAGTACTTAAGAAAGATGAAAAAGAAAAAGTAATCGAGTTATTATTGTATTATTGTACATTACTCGATGAAAACAGTCCATTGAAATTGACCTATGATATTACAAAAGATGACCCAGGCTTTGACAAAAACATGGGTAATAACAGCAAGCAACGCAAAATGGTTGGGGTAGCAAATGCTTGCATAGATTTTGGGTATGAAAGAATACCCGTTAGTTTACATGTTGAAGGAGATTTATAATCGAATATATACATTTGGTTGGGTTCGTATTAAGTAGAAAATAATTGAAAATCAACATAAAATCAGTAAGAGTATATACATTTGGTTGGGTTCGTATATACTCTTACTTACTTGCCTCTGATAATGTTACTAAGGTAACTAAGTGTTGGAAAGCCGAAAGAAGAAGAATCGGATGCCGTATCGAGATGTGACAGAGGCGCTAACTCTTTGATCTTGTCTGTCTTATTTCTTAATTTTATTGTTATTCATATCAGCGGTCTGTGAAGATAGCTGATATTTTAAGTTATTAGGCTTTGATCGGTCTATTAACTACACAGGTAGACTTTCTAATATACTATATGTAATTAACTAATTGTCAAATTATTTAAAATCAAGTATATATGAAAGCAAATAAATTTATTGAACAGCGTGATAAACTATCAGCAGATATTACTAAGTATTGGAATATTATTTCTATTGAGAATGTAGTAAATCGTAATTATCAACGTACTTACGATTTGAAAGAACTTTATAATACAATCAAAGGTCTTACAGATGATCGAGTAATTGTTAAATTAAAGATACTATGTATCAATATGGGTATAAAGAAATTTAGTGATTTACCAGCTGATTGTAATCAATTAGATGTATTTAAATTATGTGAATTACAAGAAATGAAAGTACATCTAAGTCGTATACGAACTTTGAATCCTGTTCTTAAGTCTAAGAAAGGTAAAAAAGCTCTGAATAAGACTGAAGTTTTAACTTCAAACTGGGTTAAAGCACGAATAAAAGAACTCGATTTAGAGATTCTGAAATTAAAAGAGAAACTTACTAAATTCAATGAAGAAACAGAATTTGATGATTCTGCTGCTCCAATGTGCTTAGCGGCTTAAAATATAATAAGGAAGCGATAGGGAGAGTACGTACGGGAAATCTTAAAACATTAACCTATTCAGCTTCCTTTAGTTTTTAACTATTAAAATCAATTGTTATGAATCAAGATACTAGAAATAAGAAAAATGCTAAATACCAGCAAAACTTACAGAAACGTTACGGATTAACTAAATCCTCAGATTATAAATCTATGTGTAGTAAAGGAATATCTTTGTCAGAAAATATTAAACCTATGACAAAGGAATTTGTAACTACTCGTCGTCATGATAAAATAGTAAGTAGAGAAGTATATACTTATAAGTGGACTCCTGAAGCTACTAATGCACGAAAGGAGTATCATGAAACTAAAAAAGGCATAGCTAGTATTCCTAAGAAACCTACACAGGTATCTGATAAAAAGGATAAAAAACAGTTATTAGAAGAACGTCCTTATTCTGGTTACCATAAAGAATTGGTACAGAATCTATATGGTAGCAATAAAGCAGAACGTATTGCTAAACAACAAGCTTATAAAGCAGCTCACGAAGAGAAAATTAAGAAAGTAGCTAAACAACTTGAAGAATTCAAGATGTCTAAGAAGCTACAGTATTTAGAACAAAGACCGTATAAAGTAGTTATAGCTACTACAAACGATAAAGAGTTTAAGACAAGCTACTCTAATCTACCTATTGAACAACTTACTGAAGTAGTTACTAAATTGAATACAAAGTTATCCGATAAATATAGTAACTATGAATCTATTACGATAGTAGATAGAGCAACTTTAGAAAAGAAATGCTTTGCTAAACATTTGCCAGAGATAAAGCAAGCAGCGTAGAGCGACAGACTTTTAGCAGGATAGTCTATAAAGAATCCTGCCTCAAGGGGTGTTCAGCTAGCAGGCAAGCGCAGGGTACAGGGAGGAATATTAGAGAGACTCTAATACACTATTTATAGTGCTGCAACCAATCGGCATCATGGGTTCGATTCCCATACACTCCACTAAATTTATACGCTATGAAGATAAGAGGAAAAACAGTATATGTCTATGATATTGAAGTATTTCAAAACGTATTTCATTGTACTTTACTAAATACTGAAACAGAAAAATTAGTAAAATACGAATGTTCTGAAAGAAAAAACAATATTGAAAATATGTGTAAATTATTTATTACAGAAGACGCATACTTTGCAGGTTATAATAATACCCATTATGATAACCCTATAATAAATTATTGCATTGAGTTTTTCTCTAATTCTAAGTATACGTATAGTAAAATATGTAAATCTATATTCAATTTATCAAATATTATTACACAAGACAAAGATAATATTGATAGTTGGAAACGTTGGAAATATGCTAAAAATTTTCTAACATTAGATTTACTTACTATGTTATATAGTAAAGCGTTACGAGTTTCTTTAAAAGAAATGCAAGTAACAATGATGTATAAAAATGTTCAAGAATTTAATTGTGATTGGCAATCTCCATTAGCATTACAAGAAATAGATAATATGGTTAATTATAATATAAACGATGTATTATCTACTTATGAATTACTCAAACGATGTGAAAAAGATATCCAATTACGAATAAATATTGAAGATAATTACCATATAAACTGTCTTTCAAAAGATGGAGTAGGTATTGGAGTAGATATACTTCAAAAAGAATATATATCTAAAACAGGAATTGATAAAAAACAATTAGAAGAACTACGTAGTCCAATGGATTTTATACCATTGAAAGACGTAATACTTCCTAATATTGAATTTAAAAACCAAATACTTAAGAATTTATTAACTGAAATGAAAAGTTTAACTGTTTCACCAGGTAGAAATGGTTGGAATAAAAAATTTTTATTAAATAATTTAGAAATTTCTATTGGAGTTGGTGGCATACACAGTATAAATCAACCTGAAATAATAATTCCAAAAGAAGACGAATTATTATTAGATTCTGATGCTAATTCACTATATCCTAGTCTAATTATTCAATACGGTTTTATTCCACCTCATTTAAATAAAGAAGTATTTTTAGATATATATACCAAAGTATATACAGAAAGAATAGATGCTAAAAAAGCTAAACGAAAATTAGAAGCAGATACTAAGAAATTAACTTTAAACTCTGTTACGGGCAACTATCAAAATGAATATAGTTGGTTATATTCTCCATTCGCAGTTTTGCAAATTAGAATGAATGGTCAATTACTGCTTTTAATGCTCTGTGAGAAGCTTTTAGAATTAGGAGCTACTATTTACCAAGTAAATACAGATGGTGTTTTATACAGTATTAAAAAAGCTAAATATAATGAATTACAGCAAATTATTAAAAACTTTGAAAAAATAAGTAAATTAACATTTGAAACTGAAGAATTTGAATGTTTTTATCAATTAGCTGTAAATGATTATTTTGGTAAACAAAAAGATGGTATAAAAGAAAAAGGAACATTTTTAACTAAAACTATTTTAGGAAAAGGGTTAACTCCTACAATTATACCATTAGCTGTAGAAAAATTCTTTCTTGAAGGAATAAAACCACAAAACTTTATTCCAACTATTAAAGATATTACTAAATTTTTAATATCTGAAAAAACAGGTAAACAATGGACAGTTGAATACAATGGTATAAAACAACAAAGAACAAATAGATTTTATGCATCAACAAATGGATATTTTTTATACAAATGGAAAATTGAAAATGGAATAAAGAAATATCAGAATATGTTAACAGCATCTGGTATTACTTTACTAAACAATTTTGATGATTTAAAAGATGATCCTAAAATAAATTATAATTATTATATAACAGAAGCTAATAAAATAATAACAACCTTAAAAACAAAACAACTAAGTCTGTTTTAACAGATTTTTATCATATTGTATCAAGAGACTGGTTCATAAAGTACTATATTATGATACTAGAATTAGATACAACATTATTAGATATTTTTGGAGAAATATCAATTAATCAGTTAGTATTTTTAACTCTTGTGTTGAATGATAATCAAAGTAATAATCAAGACGTTCACAAGTTTCTCAGCCGAATAAGTGAAAACGACATACAAGAGTTAATCGACAATGACCTTATCTCCTTTACTACTTCAGGGGATAATAAAATTTATAGTCCTACAGAAAAACTATTATCAAGTGTAAAACAAGATAAGACATGGTTTGATGAGTTCTATGAAGTATTTCCAGTGTATGTTTTAAGACCAGATGGTACTAAAGGTTTTTTACGATCTAATATAAATAAGTGTCGTAAAGAATATAATCGTATCGTAGGTAAATCTAGAGCAATGCACGAACACCTTCTTCAATGTCTTCAATATGAAATTGAAAACAAAATGATAACTGGTAAAATAGGTTATATGAAGACGATGTGGAAATGGCTCACTCAACATGAGTGGGAGGTTATTGAAGAGCAAATGAGTTATGAATCTGAAACACCTGTAAATTATGGAGAATACGGAACAGAACGCCGTTAAAATACTACCTTTTGAGTCAATATCTCAGGTAGCAAATAAATCCATAAACTACATTAAAGCTAGAAAAAATCATAGTATAGTATCATTAAAAACCAGATGGGATAAGTTCAATAAAGCCACTGGTGGAATTGAACCAAATATGATATTTACTATAGCTGGTATATCAGGTAGCGGTAAGAGCTCAGTTGCAAATATGTTAGTAATGGATTTGATTGATCTTAATCCTAATCAGGATATCGTAGTATTATACTTTAGTTTAGAGATGGTAGACTACAGAAACGTTGGTCGTGTAATAAGTAATAAAACTAAGAAAACTGTATCTGAATTATATAGTTCAGTAGAAACACTTAGCGATGAAGACTTATTAAAAGCTGAATCGGCAGCTGAAACCATTAAGAAATACAATATATACTTTGTTGATAAAGTATGTAATGTAGAAGAAATAGGTAATACTATAGATTACTTTCATAATACTGTAGCTAACGGTCGTTGGCTAATAGTAGTATTAGACCACGTTCTTCTAGTAAATGGAGAAGGTGGAGAAAGAAGTACAATAGTCGATTTACAGAAAATGTTTATACAGAAGAAAAAACTTTCTAATACTAGTATAATACAGCTTTCACAGATGAATCGTAATATTGAAAGTCCTGATAGAATTAATAATCCAAGCACTCACTTTCCAATGAGAAGTGATTTATCAGCATCTGATGCAATATTTCAAGCTAGTGATTTTGTTATTGCTGTTCACAGACCAGAGATACTTAATCTAGCTATATATGGAGTACGTCGTCTACCTGTAAAAAATAAGGTTTATATGCATTTCTTAAAAGTAAGAGATGGTGAACCCTGTATATTAGAATTTGAAAACGAACTTCAATATGGCAATCTAATTGAAACAAATACTGCAAGTGCTGAAGAACAAAAAGTAGTATTTAAACAAATTAAAAAAGGCTGATTATGAAAGGTTTTACAATTAAACTTCCGAAACAAAATATTGACCCTCAGGGTTCTTTGAAAAATCGTATATTAAACGAAGTTAAAAACCGCTTACCGTTTGCTAAATGGTATGGAATTCACACTCCGGAAGATCCGGAATACAGTATATCATATGCAGGTCCTGAAGACTTGCTATGTTTTGGATGCAACCGAAATGCACATTTCTCTGCATTCAATAAAAAATATTATCGACCGACATGTTCATATGATAATTCACTTACATGTCCGTTCGCAAATCGAGCATTTAAGTTGCGTCAATATGATGCTATTTCAGAATTTGATTTAGCATTAAAACGATTAGCAGAATATGCTAAGATTATGGAAGACTATGAAGAAGATCGTGGTTACGATTTTACTTACATGGGTCAACCTGTACGTATTTACCAGAAGTTTATTCAAATTGGTTATACAATCATTCCTATTGATAATCCTAGTCTGTTTTTGAATAACTATCGTAAAGCAGATAAAAATAATATAGTAAATGTTATTATTAATATTAGTAACAGTACTACTGTTAACAATATTCTCAACAATGAATAACGAATAACTTTACGTTGTGTAAAAATTTCAGTTTTTGTCAGATAATTTCAGAATCTCACAGGTAAAGAATTAACCTATTTTAATATGTTAATACTACCAAAAGAGAAAAGTACACCACAAACGGTGAATCCGAAGTTTTTAATTTTAGCCGGAAGACCTAAGGCTGGTAAATCTTCTTGTATTGCATCTCTCGAAAATAATTTAGTAATTGATCTTGAAAATGGATATACTGCATTATCTGCTATGGTAGTCCAAGCAAGATCTATTCAAGATTTCGCAGATATTGCAAATGCTTTAAGAAATGAAATTAAGAACAATAATGGAAAATTTCCATATAAATATATTACTATCGACAATGCTACTAGATTAGAAGAGATGTGTCTAGACTACGCAGCAATACTTTATAAGCAAACTCCACAAGGTAAAAACTGGCAAGGTACTGATGTACGTACACTAGCACAAGGTAGTGGATACCAGTTTTTACGTACTGCTGTTAGAAAAGTAATTGATATGTTCAGAGATTTATGTGAATCATTAATCTTAGTTACACATTTAAAAGATAAAATGGTTAACTACGATGGACAAGATGTTACTGAAATAGCAATAGATCTTACTGGAAAACTAGGAGATATACTTTGTGGAGAAGCAGATGCTATTGGATATTGCTATAGAAAGAAAAATGAAACGATTATTTCATTTGAAGGTGGTGAAGGAACTGTAAGAGAAGCTAGAGCTTTACATCTTAGAGGAAAGAAAATTGTAGTAGCGGAAAGTGATGAAAATAATAACATTACTTTTCACATGGATAGAATATTTTTACCGGAATAAAAAATTAAAATATTGAAATTATGACATATAGTAAAGAACGTGCAGCAAGTATTAGCAAAAGTGATATTAAGTATATTCCCGCTGGTATTATTGAAAATGTAGTATTGAAGAGTGTAAAAACAGAAGTTTCTCCGAATGGTAAACAATTCTTAGAAATTGTTTTTGAGAAAGATGGAGCAACATTAACCCATACAGAGTGGAAACCTACACTTGGTGGGTTTGTAACTACAGAAGAACAACTCCAGACAAAAATGGATAAGCAGTATTCTCGTATGTTGCAGATACTTAACTGTTACTATAAAGATGAAGAGCTTGACTTTAATGGAGAAAGCTTTGAACAGTTTGCTCAGTGGATTACTGATATGCTGAACAAAGTAGATAAGAGTAAAAAACTTAGAGCGAAAATAGTATACAATGATAAAGGATATACTACTTTACCTAATTATGCTAAGTATACTTTTATTGAACCTATGGAATTGCCAGAAGGTAAATCATCTTCTATTGCTATGCTAAATATTGACCAATTTACAAAGCCTGTTGTAGCTGATAAAGAAGTAAAAAACGATAATCCGTTTAGTACAACTTCATCTACTACTAATACACAAGCTTTTACAGATAAAACAGATGATCTGCCGTTTTAATATAAAGTAGATCATTATTAATAAATAAGGGTAGTGTAAAAGCTACCCTTATTCTTTTTTAATCATTAAAATAAATCATCATGGTAGAAATAGAACATATTCAAGATATAGAAAAAGATCAACCTGCAAAGTCTAGTGCGAAAGAGCAAAAATTAAAAGATCCTGTAGATGCAAATACGGAAACTCAAGATACTGAAGTATCTGAAGCTACAGAGCATGATAAACAGATTGAAAATCAAGAAGATAATACACCTGAAAATAATATTTTAGTTAATAGTAACACAAATGTTCATGATTTAAAACCTGGAAATAGATTTTATGGTAGTATAAAATATAACAATCCTAAAGGAAAACAACAAGCACAGCAAGGTATTTTCTTAATATTAACTTCAGAAGTAAAAGGAAAGAAAGGACAATCCAGAGAATATACTATGACAAATTGTACTGGACAAGAGTACAAAGTATGTAGTGGAGCTATTAAAATAGCTAATATAGCAGATCTCAAAAAGAAGAAAAAAATAGAGAAAAAAGCACTAGAACAATTTGGAAGTAAAACAAAAATCAAAGAATTGCCTAACAAATTAGAAGAAGAATTTAAAAAGAAAGAGGAAGAAGAAAAGGAAAAAGAAGAATTAAAGAAAATTCAATTCTCATTTAGTTCACTAGAACCAGAAGACAAGCTTAAAAGTTTAATTAAAGCAGGTATGAATAATATCTGGATGGTTGGTCCAGCTGGTTGTGGTAAATCAACTATAGCTCGTAATACGGCTAAAGAACTGGATGTTCCTTACTTATGTATCTCTTGTGGTATTGGTACTTCTGCAACAGAATTTACAGGATATAAATATCCTACTCGTGAAGCAACTAAGTTTGCTGAATTCTATGCTAAGAAGTCAATAATCCTTATAGATGAGATGACTGCGCTCGATCCATCTGTAGCACAGGTTATTAATGCAGCATTAGCAAACGGTGAAATAGAGACTACTACAGGTACTGTCTTACGACATCCTGAATGTATTATTATTGCTACATCAAATACTTTTGGTAATGGAGCAGACCGTCAGTATGTTGCTAATAACCAGTTAGATGCTTCAACAATTGACCGTTTTACTGGAGCAATAATTGAAGTAGATTACTCTGTTAAATATGAGTCACAATTTGATCACGAAGTAGTAGATTATATTTATTTACTACGCAACTGTATTAAAATAAATTCATTACGTCGTATTGCTTCTACTCGTATGATTCAAGCAGCAGAAAAGATGAAGAAAGTAGGTATGTTAGACTGGAAAGATATGCTTATTATTAACTGGTCTGATACTGAAAAGAATATAGTAAAACAATATATTCAAAAAGTAGAAGAAAATAAAACTAAACAAAGTACTGCTTCAATAATTGAAGCTATACGTAAAGATTTTTCAAATTCTACTGTAACAGCAAAATTTAAAACGGCAGCGTAATGAAAAAACTGAATTTAAATATTAATATAAATTCATTAGATGAATTTTATAGAGAATGTGACAATATTGAAGGAGGTAATCCTGCTGAAATAAATAATATTGAAAGTAACGATGATCCTAGTTTTAGAGGATTATCTACAGCAGAAATATATAATTCTAAATATAGTTATACCAAAGGTCTAGATAATTTAAAGAAAATAGAAAAGGATATAAATCTAGGAGGTCGTAAACATAAATATAAATACGATGATTCTGATGGAGATGATATGAACTTTGATCGGTATATAGAAGGTCTACCTTGCCTAAAGAAAAGAATACCTACACATGGTATAGGTACTGGTAAGTTCGTTAAGCTTCATATTTCTATATGTGAGAATTGCTGGTGTTCAGCTGAAAATCTTATGATTCGTGCATATACTGCTATGAGAATAATAGATATGCTAGAATCCCAAGGATATCGTGTTCAAATATCTGCATATGCAGATAATGAAGATCCTGGTTATTTTAACGGAGAACCTATAGGATTTCTTGGAGTTGAAGTTATAATTAAAAAGTTTGAAGATCCTTTAATTAAAGGACAAATACTTACAGCAATATCTCCTTGGTTCTTTAGATACTGGATGTTTAAATTCTGGAATGCTAAATTTAAAATGAATTGGGGATACGGACATTCAGTTAGACCAATGAAGAAAGAAACAACTTCTGATATCTACATTCAGACAGGTGAAGCTTTAACTGATAAAGATGCAGAACGAACTATAAAGAGAATATCGAAACTATTTAATAAAGAAGAATAGTTTCAACTACTAGGAGGATTTGTAACAATCCTATATGGCACTATCAATTTAAGGATATTAGATAATTTATGGAGGCGTGAGCCTGCACAACAGAAATAAAAATCTATCTCTGGATAGGCGTGGTTCGATTCCACGACTAGTAGCAAACTAAAACAGATTGCATATGTATAGTAGAAAGCGAGCAAAACTCCCAGATAACATTACTCTAGATTGGATACTTTCTAAAGTAACAGAATATGATATATATGCAAAATATATAGGTCAATTTAAAGTAGGTATGATATACAATAGTCCATTTAGGAAGGATAAAAATCCATCCTTTGGTATTTACTATAGTAAACGTACTAAACAACTACTTTTTAAAGATCATGGAACAGGTGAATGTGGTAATGTAATTAAATTTGTGTCATTATTTACTGGTAAAACAGAATATAATGATATATTATCTGATATAGTAGATAAGTTAAATATTACTAACAACACTAAACTCGTTAGCTCTAAGCAATATATACCGCCAACTGAAACAGTAATTGGTGTAGTACGTCAGGAATTTACTGACGTAGATATCAATTACTGGAAACAGTTTAATATTTCTATAAATACTCTAAAGAAATTCAATGTAAATAGTATTAAATATTATTTATGTAACGGAATAGTAAAGGGTACTTATAAACGAGAAAATCCAATGTATGCATATAAGGTCTATAATAACTTTAAGATATATAGACCATTAGCAGATAAATATACTAAGTGGAGAAACAATCTTACAGACTATGATATCCAAGGCTATGAGCAGTTGCCTCAGAAAGGTGATATATTATTTATCACAAAGTCCATGAAAGATGTTATGTGTTTGCATGAAATGGGTTATCCAGCAGTTTCTCCATCTTCAGAGAGTACATTTCTACCTAAAGATGTATTAGAGCAACTTAAGACGCGTTTTAAGCGTATTATAATACTATTTGATAGAGACGTAGCTGGAGTAAAAAGAAGTCGCAAATTAAGCCGAGAAACAGGCTTAGAAGCAATGTTTATTAACAAAAAATTCAAAGCTAAAGATATATCTGATGCTGTTAAAGCAAATAACTTTGAAGAAATAAAAAATTGGTTAAATGAAACTATTAAAAACTATAGGTAAAGTAATAGCATTACCTTTTGATTTAGCTCTAATACTTGGAAAGTTATTATTGATTCCAATCAAATTAGTAAGTGTATTGTTGCATGGAGAATTTATTGAATGGAATAAAAAACGTAAGTTTATAGGAAATTCAATTATAGAAATGTTTAAAGCTATTAAGTATAATAAAGACTATTCTTTCTTATATTCAGTAGGATTTACGGATGAAAATGGTAATTTCTCTGAAAGAATTGAAACGTTTAAAATAACTAAAGATAGTGTACAACATTATATTGACTATGCTAAAGCAAGCCTTAAACAAGAAAGTGCGTAATGCTACTAAACAAGAAATAGATGGAATAGTATTTCGATCTAAGTTAGAAGCTTATACGTATTAGAAACTAAAGGAAGCAGGTATATCAGCTGAATATGAACAGCACAGATATACTTTACTTCCTAAGTTTGTATATAATAACTCTACAGTTAGAGCTATTACTTATTTACCAGATTTTGTAGGAGATGGTTTTGTTATAGAATGCAAAGGATTTGCTACAGATTCTTGGGCAAACAGAGAAAAACTATTCAAGTATTATTTAAGCTTGAATGAACCCGATACTAAATTTTATTTAGTAAAGAATAAAAAACAAGTTGATGAGTTAATCAACAAATTAAAATCTTAAATTTTCAGATTATGACAAAGAATGAATTTATTAAAATAGGAGAACAGATAATTGCAAAACCTAAAGGTGCTGATTATGATTTGATACCTGGTAAAGTATATGATCTGAGTTGGAATAGATGGGAAGATTCACCTATATTTAAGGAAAATGGTGAATTAAATCTACCAAAGAAAGTCTATTCTACTAAAACAGATGATATATTTAAGAAGCGTATTATAACCTATTTTAATAAAGCAAATACAAATACTACTGGTGTAATGCTAGCTGGTACTAAAGGTACAGGTAAGACTGTAATGGCAAAAATATTAGCTAAGGAATCAGGTTTACCTATTATTGTAGTTAATCCTGATTATCCAGAAGGTAAACTTATTAAGTTTTTTAAGTCCTTTACTACTCCAGTATGTGTTTTGTTTGATGAAGTTGAAAAGAACTTCAAAACTGAGTATATGCTAGATTTCTTAGATGGAGTTGAAAAGACTGCACAGAAACTAGTAATTATGACTTGCAATGACTTAAGCCGAGTTAGTCAGTATATGCAAGATCGCTGTTCACGTATTCGTTATTTACGTCGATATTCTCCTGATGAAAATGCTGCATTCTTACCGATGTTGGCTGATGATTTTGGTATTAAGAACAAAGAAGAAGTAGTAAAATTCTGTAAAGAGAATATTAAACTACTTTCTATGGATAACATTGTTTCTTTCATGAGTGAAGTCAAAATGCTAGAAGATGAAGATATTAGTCTTCAGGAAATCATAAACATTATGAATATCTCTACTGAAAATATACCAACTAAAGTTAGTGATACTGTAGAATATAACGATGAGTATGATAATGAAGATAATGAATATAGTGATGATGATTACGAATGTTGTGATGCAGCATGAAAACAAATAAGGCTAGATATATTCTAGCCTTTTAACTTATATAAACATGAAAATATGCGGTATAAGTGATATACATGGTAATCTCATTGAGAATATACCTGAGTGTGATGTACTATGTATATGCGGTGATGTAGTAACATTAAATGCTCAAAGAAATATTGAAGCATCTAAACATTGGTGGGAAACAAAATTCATAAAGTGGGTAGATAAATTACCTTGTAAGAAGGTAATTATTATACCAGGTAATCATGATTTTTACTTAGAATATAAGTATAAATTAAATGAATGGGGTTCTTTTAAAGATAATATGCAAATTTTATCTAAAGGTAAATTAGTATTTCTTATAGATGAAATGTATATATATGAAGGTGTTAAATTCTACGGATCTCCTTGGATTAAACCAATTGAATTTCAAGAGGACAGATGGGCATTTAGTAGATTTGATACTTATGAAGATATACCACAGTGTGATATACTATTAACACATGATAATCCATTTTGTAATGAAGCTCTAGATGTTTTCTCCTTTGGAAAGAGTAAATATCATTTATATGGACATTGGCATGATGGATCTAGTGACGTAAATTCTGGAAGATACAATTGTTCTAGATTGAATAGTTGTTATCGTTTTAAAAAGAATTATGAATTTGTAGTGTTAGATATTATGACAGAAAAAGAAAAGAAACAAGTAGAACAAGCATTCTTAGATAAACTTATTAGTCAAGCATACAATAATAATGTAGCGGATTGGCTTAAGACATTTAAAGAAGTTGAACTACAACAAGATAAAGAAGATGAATTAGTTTGGGATACTTCAGCAGAAGTTCCTGAGTCAGCTGTAATTAGCGACATGGAGGATTAAGTATGAACAAGATGGTAATTGATACTCCTTACTATGAGGATATGTCTCGTTACTCTAATAGTGATATTGGATATTTTCTTAAAAATGGACCAAAAGGTCTAAAAGATTACAAAGAAGGTAAAGTAGCAAAATTAGACTATAATTTCCTTGAAAAAGGAACTATGATTCATGAATATTTACTTCAACCAGAAGAATTCTGGAAAGATTATATTATTCTTGATTTTGCAACACCTAAAGTAAAACAGCAAAAGGATTTATTAGATGAGTATCATAGACTTATGCAAGTAAATCCATTAGAATCTCAAGATAAGCTTAAACTATCTGCTTATAAAAAAGCTTATAGTAATAAGAAATCTGATGAGAAATGTATTGAAGAAGCTGAAGGTCTTATTATGATTTATCAAAATTACTTAGAATATTTAAGTAAAGTAGATGAAAATAAAAAGATAATTAGCTTTGCTGATTTACAAATGCTCAAAAAGATAAAAGAGAATATTCAGAATCATAAAAAAGCGAACGAGCTGTTGTTTAATTTACCATCTACTTTTGAAACTCATAATGAGTTCCATATTAATTGGGAAGTAGAAAAATTTCATAATATCAAATGTAAATCTCTATTAGACAGAGTATGCTTTGATCATGTTAACAAGAAGATAATTCTTATTGACTTAAAAACTACTGTAAATGTATATAATTTTAAACATTCAGTAGAAGAATACGATTATTATAGGCAAATTGCTTATTATGGATTAGCAATCCAATGGTATATGCAAGAAGTATTAAATCTTAATTCTGAAGAATATGATTTTGAAGCATATATTATTGCAATAGGTAAAGATGCTAACAATGAGATTAGAGTATTCAATATGAAAAATGATACTACTCTCAATGAAAAGATCGCTTCAATATCAGAAGCTCTCCGAAGAATCTCAGAACATATCAGTACAGATCAATGGGACCATACACTTGAGTACTACGAAGGTGATGGAACAGAAGAGCTGTAAATGTTATGAAAGACAAAAAATTGTGGTTAAATATAGCAACAAAACTATTCTTACTACCACTAATAGAAGAAGAAAACAGTTTAAAATGGCTAAATAAAACCACACTTGGAATATACGTAGCTGACACCAATAAACCAGAATGGGAAAATAAAATAATTATATGCTATGACAGAGGAGCTTTTCCGAATGAACTTAAAGTGAGATTTAAGAAAAACAAAAATTCATATGCTGAATATACAGAATTAATAAACGGAAACGCTTACAAAGTCATAGCATTTACTATACCCCCGCAACTAAAAAAAGATTTTACACATTTACTAAACGGAGAGTACACCAAAGTAAGTATACAAACTCAAAATAAAATATTAGACCACTGGGGACCAATAAGTAGTAAAGCTAGAAAAATAGCAACACATTTTTTTAACGGATACAATTATTCATATTCTGTTAAGCCAAAATTAAATGAAGCTATTCTAAATCTAAACAATATACCAATAAAAAAGGCGGATTTTAATCCGCCTTTATCTTTTTTATAGCCACAAAGAATTAGTACCAACCTAACCTCGAATTATATTACAAATCATCTCTAATGTAAGAAATTGTTTATTTCCTATGAAGCGTTACCTATACGACCTAATTGTTTAGCTCCTGGAGTAAGTCTAATTGCTTGATCCAGCAACTTATTAGATACTAAATGTTTACCAGTACTATATTCTTCAAAAGGATCAAACATCTGCATAAATAACTTAAGTATATCATTTATATAACTCATAACAGGAAAAGGATCTTGGAAAAGCTTAGTAAAAGAAGTAGGTAAGACATAGAAAGTCATATCTGTAAATAATCTATAAGCCTAATACTTTATTACCCACAATATTTCCTATCCAAAGTCATGATCATCATCATCTCCAGGATTAATTAAAGCAAATATAGCATAGCTCAAAGCTGCAACTGAAAATTCAATAGCTGACTTAATTACGTTTCTCTTCTCGTCATCGGTCATAGTACTCCACTTCATCACCTCTATCTAAAGTTGTTTAGCTTTAAATATATTAGTAGCAAAGAAATTTATCATACCAGCTGTATATTCATTTCTAAACAGCCAAGAAGCAAAATCTCTATGCATACCACCTATTTCAGTATCGAACACAGAATCGTAATATCTCTTTTGATAACGTCTCATTACAGTAGGTTCAATCCATCTACGTAAAGACAAACCAATCCAACCATACCATTGAGATTCAGCAGCTACAGATGCTCTATCGCTATAATTACCGTGCAGTGAAATTAGTACCTTCCTAACCTTGAGTGAAAATAAGTTTTGCTACATTTTATCAAAATTAGCAACTTTATCATCTACTACTAACTAATTATTCTCATCAAAAGTTACATAATCATACATACTACCTATTACTTTACCATTATCGTCTTTAGCTTTCATAGTCATCAAACAAGCAGTTAGGAATCTGATCTACATCTCATGCTCACCCATCTTATTCGGAGTATATAAGATATCGCTAACAGAATGTCTCATAAAACCTTCTAATGATAAATTCTTATTTGATTCAAATATACCAAACCATTCAGCCAACTAATTTAATTTATTCTGTGGTACAGCTTTATTGACATCTGCTAGTAAACCGTAAAAGTTCTTAGCAAATTCTTTAGTAGCTCTAGCATAGTCTTCTTTCGTAGTATGCTGTCCTGCAACAGCTTCTTCTAATTGATTTACTTCACCCACCAATATATTATTGAGTGCTGCTACCATATTACCAGACATTACTCTCTTATTAGACATACCAACTATCCATTTTATTAATTTAGCAGTATCTATTACTTTATCAGAGTACGGTAATTTAATTTTACCCATATCTTGTACTCTATTTCCATAGAACACCTAATCCACCCAAGAATCAAACTAATTCTAAGTATTAACTTTATGACTGGATACTTTATTTTTATTACCTTTTAACAAAGAAATAACATTATCCTGAGTTTCTCTACTAGCTAACAATGCCTATGTTTGCAGTATTAAAGACTCCAAATCACGTTTAACTAAGTAAGTATCAGCAGCATCAGCCCATTTATAAAAGATAGTAGGTAAATCAAAAGATTGTTCATCTTCTGTTATAATCCCTTCTGCATAATAATACATAGGAATTTGCCGTATGCGTTTACCATTTTCGTCAACAAAAGTACCACGGATATCATCGTCTTGCATAGGTAGCATTTCTGTCTATAAGTAGTTCTTTATTGTTGACGTTACACCATCGCTATTTACTCTTTCAACACCTCTCTTAATAACGCTAGGTAACCTAAAGTTAAGACGTAATGAACGTGGCATTGAATAATCATATGTTTTTATAAGATCTAAAAATAATTTATACAACTACCATTTAGGGTCATTAGAGTCTTTGTATTTTAACATCTCCACATACTTAGCATTTTTATATATAGCAGGATTAGGTTTACGATACTTTTCATCTAAATCTCGTGTCAAATCATCTAATTCCTATCTTATATCAGCAGTAATAGTACCGTCTTTATACATAGAAAACCAAGATTTTCTTTTATCTGCACTAAGTTTAGCATTTTGTATAACTTTTTTTCTTTTTTCTTCATCCAATGGCTCTAATATAGATGCTAAATCTTCATCCATTTGTCTATTGTAACCTTCAATGTCAAATATAGGATTGTTTGTTCTAAGCCATTCTTCCCAAGCTGCTTGCTGTTCCTAAAAAGTTAAAGATCCATCAGAGAATATTCTGTTACGTTCTTTTTTAGATGCTTGCAAATACTCTCCACCAATTGGATTAACCAAGTAAATAACGCCATTGTCAGTTACTTCTACAAAATCATCAAACACCTTTCTCAGGTCACTAAAATTGGTAGTACCATACTTTGCTTTGTATTCTTTTAGTACTTTACTTATCTAAGATCTTAATTTAATCATTCGCTGCTCTTTATCACTAATTGCAAAATCAAATCTTTGTACTATGGCTTGCACAAAAGGATCTTTAGATTCATAAACTGTACCAAAGTTAGCTAATATAGAATTGCATTCAAATCCAGATTCAGCTACATGTCTTTGAGCATCTAGCCATTCTCTGGTTTGATACTCTATATCGTTACTGTTATCTCTTAAATACTATTCTATATGCTATTGAACTCTCAAATTAAAATCTTTATCTGATTCGTTAGGACCTTTGGGATTATTTTTTATATAATTTTTTCTTTCTTCGTTTTTAATTCTATGCCTAACTATACCTACGTATGGTAGAATTTCATTTAAATATAGTTTAGAACCAATTGTATCACAGGCGTCTAATATGTTTCGTTGTGCCTACTATAATTTATTACAAGCAGTTTCTATAGCTCTCACATTATCGTCTCCAAATATATCAGAATATCTATTGGCTAATCCGGATATTCTATTTACTATATCATAAGACGATGCTATTTCTCTATAGCTCTATAATACATTTAAGTCCCATTTAGCGTCTTTCCCTTGTTTATATCTTTCCTATATCTGTTTATTGAGCCTGCCTAAATGATCAGCCGCATAATTGGTGTACTAAAGTAAAGCGTCTAATTCTGTCATATTTGATATCTTTTCTAACAGATTTGCAGCATCTTTAGCTTGGGTACGATAACTTCTGCGTAGCTTAAGAACCTGTTCTTGAATACTTAGTTTTTTCTATATAGTATTCATCAAATTAGTAAGCTCTTTGAGCATTTGATCCACTTTTTCAGTATCTTTTCCAAAAATAGTTTTATCACCAAATATATTATACTCAACATCAAATTTAGTTTGTTGTGATTGTGTTATCTGATAGAAGCCTTCTTTCTTCATTTGACTATTAGCTTCTTCATTAGTACCAAATACAGTACTTAATCCTGCTTTACTTATCTTACCTTTATCAACAGAATACACAATAGGTATAATACCTACTTTAGAGATAGGTATACCATTTTGCTATAGTATATACTTATATGCAGATAACTGAAAATCGTACCCGTCTTTTTCAGATTTTAGTCTAAATTTTTTACTAGTAGAAAACAAAAAACCTCTCAATCTTGATCCTTTTTCATTGACCAGATATCCTTTGTCGTTTTTCTTATTATTATAATTTATTAATTTAGTTTTAAAATCCATTAATACATACTCACCTGTTTTCTTATCTTTCAATATTAAGTCAGCAATACCAGCAACACCATGTTTAGGGTCAGCTAATACTGCTTCAGATGCAACAAAGTCATAATTTTGTTTAATGTGGTTAACTACATCAATTAAGCCTTTTATAGCTTCCCTAGACATACTATCTGTAAATCGTTGTATATCTAAATTGCCCTTTAATACTCCTTCTAAAACAGCATGTATATTAGTACCATTATTTCTAGCTTCCTAAGATATTTTAGCCTACGTTTGATCTTCTAGTGACGCATCATAATTGTCATAATTGGCTTTTTCTTTAAAACCTGTAACAGAAGTTAATATATTACCAGTTTTTTTATCTGTAAACCTATGTTCTACTTCATCAAAAGTGACAGTATTTGCTAAATTTTGTAGTATCTTTCTTACCTAATCCACAGATGGTATTTCTTGATGAAACACTCCAGATACTTTCTACGTATCTTCTAGCTGTTTACGAATCAAAAAACTATCTGTAATTTCGGCAAGCAAAGCTTGTTTAGCATATTTGTTATCAAACAGTTTTTTAACAAAATCTTTGAATTTCTACCACCAACTTCTAGCTTCGCCATTCATATTAGCCACCCTAATACCTACAGCTTGTACTAACTGTTCTTTACCACCAAATGTTTCAATACCTTCTTTAATTATTGGGGCATTGGAAAACATTTCTACATAGTAATGAGCATATTCGTGGGGAATGGTATCTTTTCCAGATTTAGTCATATCTATCAACGCTTGCATAGCATCTAAATCAATAGACCCAGCATATCCACCCTCTATGGCTTCTACAAATTTCAGTTCTATTTCTGGATACAGCTGTTGCATGATATATGCCATTCTTTGAGAGCTACTAAACTACTACGGAGTTTTGGCATCAGGTCTAGAATATACTTGTTTGCGCAATTGCGCAAAAGCCTCCGAAGAAGCTTTTGCATAATCACCTTCATATTTATCCCACAAATAATATGCTTGGTTTTCTCCAACCATATCTTCAAGAGTTTCAAACTCTTTCTTTACTTGTTTATTACTAAAATTTGGACAAAACGGAGTCATATTAATTAATTTTTACATTTATCTTTAATAGCACTACCTTTCTAATCACTATCCTCAGATTCTTTATTGTTATTTAACTCATCACCTATCTAATTGTACAGCGCCTAAAATACAGAAGACCCGCGCTTTTTGCGGCGCTGACTCGCGGGTCATGGCATAAACTAATAGTGTTATCAGGCTTTGAACCTCTTAAAACAGAAAGGCGGAACA